CTAGGACAGCAAGCAATTCTCCGGCTTGTGATTGCAGGAGCTACAGACAATCCGCAAATCGTAATAGGTCGCGCCTTCGTATTTGGTGTGGTGGATTTCGTACTTGCCGTCAGGGATATAGACTGGGCAAAGTTCGCACTGGTTAAAGTCCCGGCCATCGCGTTTCATCATCGCTCGGATGATCTCGCGGAAATGTGGGTGGAACCAATCTCCTGACTTCCTGAACGCTTGGCCGCCTTTGCTCATTTCGCAAAGTATAACATTTTGCGAAGTGTTATCGGAGGTCTGGAACAGCGATCGCCGCTGGCCACCTGTAGTCCGTCAGCCGCCAAAGAAAACGTCGGATGGCGCCAGGAACCGAATATGCGTCACCGCAGTGATCCCAGAAAGACGCGCCATAACATCTGTTCGGGCAGACAAGCGTCGGTCGAAGCGGCGGTTCTCGGTACATGAACGCATTGGGATCAGAGACGTGTTCGACGAGCGTCTCGAAGCGCTGCAAATCTCCTGCAACTAAATCGCGCTTACATTTCGGACAAAACTCTTTCATAACACCTTGCGCGGCTTCGCGCCGTCCTTAGGACCGATAATTCCGTGTGCTTCGAGCTGATCCATCAGGATCGATGACTTGACGTAGCCGATGTTAAGCTTGCGCTGGAGAAGCGATGTGCTGGCTCGGCCTTCGGTGCGGACGGCGGCGAGCGCTTCATCGAAGAGCGGGTCTTTCGCCGGTTCTACTTCCTCATGTGGTGCCTCGTCTTCCGAGCAGCCATCCATTGTCTCGATCAGGTGGTCTACCTTGTTGGCTGCTCGAATCGCCATCTGATGAGCTTCTTTGAGGCGAGGATGCTCCGAGGTGTGCATACTCACTCGGCCGATAACGCCGTGCAGAGTGTCGTTTATTTGTTGCAGTTGATAGATTGTTGTTTCGTTCATATTTTTACTTCGCAAAACACAGATTGCGCGTCGTTAGTTTGTAAGCTTCTCGATCTCCGCTTGCATGTAGTCGAGCGCGCAGTTCCAGCCCGCATCGAACGTATTGGTAGGAGCATCAGCAGCAAGCGGGCGATCGTGCGTTGCCAGCTCCCGTAGATACTCGATGTATCTGAGCAGTTGGTCTTTCATACGCTGGCAATTAACCTGTAATGACAATTCGCCGGATCGGTCTTGCGGTCGGTCTCGATGTGCATCCCCTCTTTCCTGAGATCGAGGATTCTTGCTCCGAGATTTTTGATCTTGCCGCACTGAGGCAGGCCGATGTTGTGGGCGAAGTCGCGGTCGATCACGCCATGCTTCATCAGGTAGCCCTTCACCGCGTCGCGCTGCCTCGCGTGTAGGGACATGGCGGCGAAGGTTTCGGTGAAGCTGAGTTCGAGTTGGGTGGTCATAGATTTTGGCCGTCGCCCAAGAGTAATGACGGGTCAGTTTCAACGTGTTGCGAGAGCGTGCGGCCATCGCGCATCACCGCGTAGGGAAGAAAGACTTCCTGCGTCGTGGCCATCTGGGTTTCGACCAAAGCCATTTGCGCCTCTACCCAGTCTTTCACGATGCGCCAGGCGGTGCGAACCGCCTGTGCGCGCCACTCGCTATCGAAGTGCGCTCGCCGAGCTTCTTGCCACTCTGGCGGTCGTTTCTTGCCTTTCGTGATGATCTCCAAAACCGGACGCCAATCGCAAGGCAGTCGGAAGCCGATCTTTCGTTCGCCAATCGTGACCTGAAAGGAAATCGCAGCAAGAACTCCCTCTTCATAATCTGTGAGGATTGCTGATGCGCCATGCAAGGAGAGGCATTTCGCAATTTCGGCGGCCGTTTTGTCGGGGTCAATCCTCGTCGTGTAATTGAGTAAGCCCATACGCTAGAAGGGAATATCGTCGGGCGTAACTTCATCTTTTGGATACTCGATGCCGGATGCTCCGGCTTCCTTCTCGCTCTGCTGGCCTTTCTCAAACCGCGTGCAGATATGCTCCTTGGTGTAGTTCACGAGGAACCGGCGGACCTGGACGTAAAAGACATTCCAGTCGTCGGATGTGTAGTCGCGCGTGTCTCCCTCCGGCTTCGGAAAGCCGTTCTTGATGATCGTCTTCCCGTCGCCAGCCTTGGCATGGAAGAAGCTATCGACCTTGCGGGTAAACTCGCCTGATCGGTCTTTCTGCGTGATCTCAACGCCCGTGACAGTCTTGTCTTCTCCATCCGGCGTGAATGCATAGGGACGGATACGGACTTCCTCGTTGAAGTTGACGTTGGGAAGCTTTTTGAGGATGTCTGAGGCGTACCGGGTGCCGACGCCGACGGAGATGACGGGCTTCTTGCCGCTTTCGTTCTCGTCTAGGACGATGTTTAGATTGGTGAACTTGCGGCCGTTGCTCTCGCCGTCGTAGAAATTGACATCGGTGATGATGCCAGTGATGGCCTTGAAGACGATCTCGTGCTTGACGCCCTTATCTCCTCCCGCTTCCCATTCGCGCCGTACCGCCTCAGGCGTGCCTTCGGGGACGCTCTGGCGGAGGGAGCCTTGAACGATTGAGAGGTATTGCTTGTTGCTGCTGCTCGTTTCAGTTTTGGACATAGATGATTTTTGACTAGTTTATGACTTAGATTGACTTTTAGACTTAGTGGATTTCGTTCCCCTCTCCGGCGCAGGTGTGGTTTTCGGCGTCTCATCGACCTTGGGCGCCAGTTTCGCCGGAGAGAGGACGATGGGGAAGTCGCGCTTGGTGAAGCCGGGCGTGTTGTCGCCGATCTCGGCTTTCCAAATCTGCTGGGCGACCTTGAAGAGCGGGAAGGCGTTGTCGATTTCGGTGAATTTGTAGCCGGCCTTGTTGCGCTCGTAGCCGACTTGCAGAATGGCGGTCTTGAGACCGGAGACGTTTACCAGCTTGTCAGTCTCGGTGCCGTTCGGGTTCTTCTCGTAGAGCGGATTCTCTCCGTTTTCGAGGGCCACCCGATAGGCACTGATCTGTAGCTCGTATTCCTTCCAAACCTGCTTCGAGGTCTTGAAGTCGATGACGTAGGGAATGCCGTCGATGCGGCACACAAGGTCAACGGTGCCGGCGTAGCCGTGAATGTCCGAGAATACCGTTGTCTCGGTGGCGATGACTTCTGGCTTTACCTCGTTACGCCAGTCGATGAACGATTTGACGCAGAGAAGCTCCTCGTAGGAAAGCTCGGAAAAGGCCGTGTCGTGTTCAGTGCTGCGGCCCTTATCCTCCACTTTGGTGTCGATGCGGAATTCCTCGCCTTTGAGGATCTTCTCGATCGCGAGGTGGACGCGGGAGCCCTTGTCGCCGGCCGCCTGTTTAGCGGCCTCGGCCTCATCCCAGCCTCGATCTGCGAGCCATTTGTAGAAGCCGATGCCCTTGGGCCAGTATCCGGCTATCCAAGTGACGGACGGGACAGGGGTGTAAGTGGGAAGGTCGGATTGCGGGTCTCGGCCTGGCTTGAGATACCAACGTTCGTCGCTTACGGTGATCTGGTAAATGCCGCGCTTTTCATCGGCATTTCGGATTATTTTTTTCATACTTTTGGTTGGTGATTATTCTCCTTCGTTTGCTAATTGGTTTTCGAGGTCGAGTTCTTCCTGCCAGTCGCGGCTCATGACGTTTGCGGCTCGTAAATCTCCGAGATATCGGCGTACGAGACTTCGACCAGCTTGTACATTTTGAGGGTGCCGTTCTGCTTGTAGCAGGCGATCGGCTGGCCGTTGCGGTAGATGATCTTGACGCCCTCTTCTTTGAGTTGGATGGGGCTTGTGTTTTCAGGCATAGAGTGAGTGTGAGGCGAGTAAGGCTGCTAAGAAGGCCATTGAGACTGCGGAGTTGGGCAGCGTCGTGCGGCCCATGATGTTGTTCCAGTGCGTTTTGATGCTGGAGCGGGTCGCGGTGCGTCTGCGGGTGATGCGGTCTGCGAGGCTGCGTTTGCTGTCGGCCGCGTAGGCTTTGAGGTCGTGGGCGTAGATCGCCGGCCCGGCTATTTCGATGCTGTCGTGGTAGAGGTGGAATTCCATATCATTCGTCGCCGCCGAGATTAATGTAGCCGCCGTTTTCCTTCGGCTTCATCGAATAAACGCCGCGCCAGCATTTCGTGCAGAATCGGCTGCAACCCGGAATCTCGACGCCGTGTCGGTCGTGAATGGCTTGCTGCTCAATCGGAGCGCCGCAACACTCAGAGATGTATCCAGGAACTGTTTCCATAAGTGAGTTGATTAATTCCCTCTAGCAGCCGCCGCACGAATGTAACGGCTGCTGCTGGAAGGTTCGTGCTTGTAACTGGTAATGTCGTGTCTGGCTTATGAGGTGATGAGTGGGCGGCTGGACGCTGAAGTATCTTGCTTCATAGGTTGAAACCTCCACAAGAACAGCATTTACGTCGTCCAGCAGTCCACTCACCACGTTGTCAGAGATCAGACGGATTGAAGCGGCTCGCTTCTAGTACGATGTCGCCTTTCGGCTGCGCAGAGCGTACACGGTTCGTATTGAGCGCCACCCGATCCGGCGCACCGCTTCGTTCCATCTGCGGTCATTGTCTCACACACGGGGCACCTTGCAAGCAAGGTTATCCACATTTAGTCAGTCGGAATTGTTCTGCGTCGCTTGTCAAGTGCGGCCATTGAGGCGGCCGTGGCGATTTCTTTCCGGCGTTTCTTGGAGAGTTTTTTTGCGCGCGCGATGCCGCCTTTACGGGCGAACTCTGTAACAGTGAGCGTCATGCGGACACTATATCACACGCTTGCAAGCAGGGTGTGGACAAAGGATCAGAACTTTTGGGCGACGATCTCTAGCCAAATCTTCACAGCGTCCAGCGCTTTGTGAATTTGATCATTGTATGTAGCACCGATGACAACTCCGGCTGCGGGAATGCCGGTCGTAATCGCCGTGTTGATCGCAAGGTCAATCTTCCCACCAACCCACTTAATTGAAGCGAACGCTGCTTTTCCGAGCGCACGCGCAAGCTTCTTCACGATAGAGATTGATGGTTTCGATCTGCCAAACTCGGCATGAAGCGCCAACACGTCGTTGCGCAGCGCTGCAACCGCCTCAATGTCAATCTCTTCCGGCGGATTGTTGTGGCCGATGCCAACCGCTCTCGGTTCATCTAGCTTCGCCAGCAGTTCTTGCAGCACTCCTCGGACGCGCTCTCGCGTTTCAAAGTCGAGCGCCGATCCGTATTGCTCGGTCGGCTGATCGCTGAAGGCGTCCAATGAAGGACTGTCTCCTAGGAACTCCTCGTCGTCGTAGTCGTCATGGGTAGGCGCCCATTCGGTGATTCCTTCGGCTTCTACCTCTTCGGCGACTTCCTCAATCAGCTTTTCGGACGCAAGATTGCCAAACATATCGACGAGCTGTTCTCTCGCGTCATGCGGACCGCCATGATTCCAGAGATAGCCACCCTCGGCTGAGACGAAGGAAGTCCTTTGTGCGGGGTCTTCGTAATTCTGGTGAAACCAAGCCACCATAAGCTCACGCTTCTCGTCCTTCCGCATACGCCGGAAGGCCGTGCGAGAGACGCCAAACTGAGAGCCATCTTCAAGGAAGGGAGGTTTTTCGACCATCTAAAGACCGCCTGCTGACCAGAATGGTAGGTTGAGCCGCGCGGAAAGACAACTGATTACCGTTCCCCCAGCCCCATTCCAGAGAGCAAGAGAAAATACGCTAGAATTATCGTAGGCAGTTCTCTTTAGCGGCGATTGGCCTGCGGGCATCCCTTGCCAACGGCACGAGGCTCTATCCGTCGCGCCAGTCGCCCATGAATAAACTCTACGTCGGATTCACAAAGGAGATCGAGCTACCGAAGGGCGGCTTTCTTTTCATAAACGATGAGGTGCCGGAAATACCAAGCTGGCGCCGGCCGCGGCTATTTGATCCGCACAAGCACTCTTTCAATCCGCTGAAGGATCTGGATTACAAAAAGGCGCGGGAGATCGCCGACGTTTTGTACACGATATCGCCGCAGGGCGAGAACACGCTGACGGTGCGCAACGGCAAGCGGGCGCTGCTGAAGGCCTTATTGAAAGCGGAGAGATTCGACGAGGTGCGGGGCGACGAGGAAGTCGAGGGCATGATCGGCGATATCCTGATGTCACCGGTCCTCAAGTGCGTGCTGTGCAGTCCGCCCAATTTCACCTTCAATCCTAACTCGGTCAATTTAGCGAGGTTCGATCGAGCCGAGCTGGGCGAGTTTGATGCACTCGTTCTCGGTCTCCTCCTCATGTCGCATTTCAAAGGACAGGTCGTTGTCCCTGACTTTGGCTTCTACGGTCGAGATGTCCACGCGGGTTTGAAACGCGAAAACCGCCTGATCGCCGGTGTAAATACCCTGGAAGAACTGTCTCCGAAGCTGAGGCAGGCTGTGCTTTTGATGAGAGAGAAGGTGGCTGCCGGCACAACATATGAGGACGCGGAGACGCTGGCGAGATATAACCGGCTGGCGTCCGGAACGGTAGGCTACAGCGACTTCGTGGCGGCCGCGATCGGGTAGGGCTCTCTCAGGTTCGCGGTGGGCTGGGGGAAATGTGGGAGGAATGCGGTGTCGAAAGATGATGCGAACCGAGATGCTTATGCGTTGGCGATAGGAAAAATCGCGATGGCTTGGAATGAGTATCACGAGGTACTTGGGAGTCTGTTTGCGAGCTTGTTCACGAAGTCACACTATCTGACTGCGCTCGATATTTGGCACTGCTTAGATAATGACCGAACTCAGCGAAGGCTGTTGCGTACGGCAGCCAACACCTATCTGGCGTGGAACAAGAAAGGTCTCGAAGAGCTGAATTGGCTTCTAAACAAAACCGATACGCTTCTGTCAGCGCAGAGAAATGTTGGCGTTCACGCGCCGCTTAACGGTCTGTTTGAGGTTGAGGGAGTGAGCCGGCTGTATCCGGTGCCGGGTCCGGGCAACCGCAATGCGAAGCAGCTGGACGGCAAAGATGTATTGAAGGAGTACGCTCATTATGAGCAGCAACTTCGGAAGATATGTATCTTCGCGACGGCCTTGCGTTTCAAACTGCGAGAAGGGCGCCACACTGACGATCCGTGGCCGGAACGGCCAATGCTGTCTAGCGACTCTGGCTGATACGCGGCTTGTTTCGGTTCGGGTTGGTGCCGTGGATGTAAGCATCGAGCGCGCGTCGTATGTGTTCGGATTTGCTCATGCCCGTCTTTTTGAACAGAACTCTGAGCGCGGCGATCTGGGCGTCGGTGAGGGTGTAGGTTTGTTTCTTCATATCAGATCGGCGAAAAAGCTCTCGAGATCCTTCCCTTCCGCAAGGTGGTCGATGAAGCGGTGCCAGTAATATAGCCACTGCTTTTCTTCCGTTTCAGGTGCCCACCCCCTCGCCTTACCGAGTGCCTGCCAGAAAGAGGGGTCGAGGAACACTTCACTTTCTCGGATGTCATGTTGGCCAGCAGGAAAGCGAGCGTGGACGTGAGGTCCAGCGTCGAGGCCGTATGTCACCGCCTCTTTGATTGCTTGTTCGATGTGGGTCATACGCTGATGAGTTTGTTCTCCAGTAAATATACGAGCATTTTGGCTCGGGCGTCTGCTTCTGTTAGCCCCATCTCGCGGTGGAGATATCCTCCGCCACGTACAGATACGATATCACAAGCGTATCCACTCGTTCCCGCGAACTGGTACGAACACACGACGCAATGCTTCTTGTCGAACTGAAGCTGCGGTAACATCTCCCCAAGCTCTGCGACGGTGAAGGCAGCAACGATGTCTTTGGTGCGGTAGCCTTCTCGTTCTTCCCTATAATTTTTAGCGCGTAATTCCCAGACAGGGAAGGCGGTCTTTGCCTCTGGCGTATTCCATGTGACACCGCGCCAGTAGAAATAACTCCCCTGCTTCACTCCCAACTCCTTCAGCCGCTTGGCGAGGTGCAGGGAGACGACTTGGTGTTCGAGGTTCATACGGAGAGAAGTTGTGGAGTTTCGTAGATGTTGCCGATGACCTCAGCGGAGCTACAAGCAAGCGAGATATTGAGCCACGCAAGACCGCTCTTGTCGTCGAACAGTGTTTTGCGAGCGAAATCACAAACAGCCCAGAAACCGGCGTTAGTCTCGTCCCACTGGATTGCCCAAAGACTGTCAACCGCACGAATTACGTCCCCCTCAAAGATCTCCTTCCCGTCCTTGTCGTGGAGGCCGGTGAATTGCATGAGTTCGTAGTTGGGAAGTCCCAAGCCATCAGCGGGAAACACAATCTTTCGCGAACTGCCAGCGCCCACCATTTGTTTCTGTTCTCTATCCCACGCCCTGAATTTGATTTCACGCATAGAATTTTAGTTGAGTAGATCGGGATGCTCGATGATGTTGCCAATAATCTCGCTTAACGATGCTTCGAAATGGAATCCGACAAGGCTGTCTTCGTCATGTGAGAGGCAGAAAGTCGCGGTACCCTCCAACCATTTGACGAAGTATGGCCGTTTGTCGTTCTTCATTCGAAGAATATCGCCTTCAAATATTTCAACGCCGCGTTTATCTTGAAGGCCGATGAATTGTCCGAGCGTATCGGTTATATCGATACCTTCGAGGTAGTCAGGGGCAGCAAAAGCTAGATCGGCGAGTGTGAAATAGAACCAATCATGGTCGTGAGTGTCTTTTGCTCGGAATTTGATTTCCCGCATACGCTAGTCGGTCGGAACTGGGCGGCTAATTCTGAATGTCTGGGAGAGGGTGGTGACGAGACTGTCGAGGACAGCTTGAAAGTCCTCTTCGTCATCAAGGCAGCGGGCAGACGCAGCCAAGAGAACGGCAGTAATTACTTCGCGCAAATCGTCGGTTGAATTCATAGGAAATGAATTAGTTTGATACGGAATAATTGTATTCCCAAAGGGAATATGCGCAAGTGTATAACCTGTTCGGCGTTTCATCGACGAAATTGTCAAATGTGAATTGCCGCCCTGTGACGTCGTGGGCTGTGAGCCCCGACCAATTCCAATTCGTGCTGGAAGTGTATCGGACAGTAAGGGACAGCTGTCTTCAAGCTAAAGAACGGGACGGGGAAAAAGGACGGCTCTGCTGTCCTTTTTAGAACGGACTGTTCTTTAGCTTGAACCCTGATCGGGTAGATCAGGAAGGGAGACGACGGCTTGCCGCGTCTCCGGAGCGAGGCCCTTGAGGGCCGAGCTGGGAATCGGGTGTTGTCCCTCGTGAGAGGAAGGGAGAACAGTAACCAGCCAGAATTGGAATTGGTCGGGGCTGGATAGCCCGACGGCACAGTGGCGGAATATGCTGAATTGACGCGGCTTTTTGAAAGCCGGAACATGCACGGTATACCTGCAAACATAGTGAGTGTATGTTTGCAGGGGCGTGTGCAGCGGTGTGTGAAGGATTGATGGTTATCCCCAGCTTGGCTGGGAGTTTGGATTGTCCACCGTGGTACGGTTACGAAATGTTCGAAGAAAGGGTAGAATTGAGGTACGAGAGCTGCGGCTTCGACGCACTTCTCGCGCCTTTTCAGGCGAACATCTACAAAAGACCCTGATCTCGTAAGAGGTCGGGGTCTTCGTAGTTTGTACCTTCATACTTCCGGCATGGCTTTCTAGGATACGCCAGAAATCATCCTAAATCGTGCGCCTTCAAATCGCTCGCGCTGTCCTCCGCACTGACAACGAGCGACCTCCAAAGCGCATGACGCAGCGAAATTAAAATCTCACTGTGAATGTTACAGAGAATTCTAATGAGAGGGCATTGAGAGATACTGTTGCCGGAAGACCGACCGAGTACCCGAACGTAGGAGGGGGAAAAAGTGCGGCTATTAATGGGAGGGTTCGGTGAAGCTGAAGAGCTATGAAGAACTGATGGAGTTGAGTGAGGAAGAGCGGCAACGAGAGATCGCGCAGCTGGCCGCGAAGTTAGAGCGGCCGGTCAAGGCAAACTTATTGAGCAGAGCAATTCATAAATGGTTGTTGGAGTTCGTTCGTAATGGACTGGTCGTCGCTACACTATTCTTTCTGGCACGGCGTTCGGGCGATTGGTGGATTTATGGGATTGCTTTCATTGCCGCGTTCTCTCTGCTCGCTTACAGCGAGAGTTACGCTCAGGAGTTCTGGTACAAACTTGAATTCAAGTCGCAGGGATGGCGGCGGAAACTAGCGATTGGTATTGGAGCAGCGCTTTTGGGACTGATTTTGCCGGCAATGACGATAGGAATGTATATAACGATCGACAGGATCGTCACGATACAAATGCAGGCAATGCGGTAGAGTCGGGTTTTTGTCAAATTAGCGTGATGGAGAAACCAAAGGGGCTGGAGGCTGGTTGGTTCTCTTTCGCTGAAATAGGAGAGTTTGAAATGCCTGATGGAAAGAAGGAATATGTGAATTTGCCCGATGATGTCGTTCACGCGACGGTGGATGAATCGACGTACTTGTTCGGAAACCTGACTGGGACAGCGTACGAATCGACGGCCACGAATGATGAGGGCGAACAAGGTACCGGCTACGGCAATGACGAGGGTGAGGCGTTGGCGAATGCCGTAAAGAAGGTCAGCAGTGACGATGAAGCGGAAGACGACGACGAGGAAGATTGAGGTTACTTGTTGTTAGTGTCCCGATTAGCGGCTCACAAGCTGAGCCGCAGATCGGAGCGCTATGTGGTTTGTGATGAGGTCTGGCGATGAATGTACCAAGACCAGCACAAGGCTGCGATGGTGACGATCGCAACGATGCCCTGAACCGCCGTGTAGAGCAGCTGGGGGTCAACGTTGATGTTGAAGAACGTGAAAAGCATCCCGAGGATGCCGACGATATTTGCAATTTCTCCTGAAGACATATTTCGTTGGATTGGGTTTATAAACATCGACCGCTAAGTGAGGAACGTGCTGATTTGGACGTTCGCGTCGCCTCCCATCGCCTGAACGATCGCATCTACATATCCCTGCCGCGGATTGCCGGCGTAGATCTTCGTGAAGCCGGCGAGCGTCCTGGCTTCAGATGAGTGAAAGGCCAGAAGTTCGTCCTGACAGCCGAGAACAAGGAAATTACAGAGCGCTTCCTGTCCCTCCGCAAGAGTAGAAAATTTGCAAAGGGTGCCTCCATCCGATGCTTTAGGTCCGGGGACGGCGTTCCATGTAGCGGTGAGTGTGCTGTATTTGAGATTGCCGGGATTATTAAGTAAGGGGTTGGCACCTTCCTCCTTTGTGATAATCGATGCCCACAGTGTTATCTTAGGGGGAAATAGGACTTCGGTCGGTGTCTGGTCCGGCACAGGTGGAGGGGCAGAATTTTGCGATTCTGGGGCTGTGTCGGCCTGAGGGGCGATCTGGCGAGCCCTTATTAGCCCCAATTCCTGTTCGAGGTCCTGGGCGATCTGCTGGTACCAAGCTAGCTCTTGCTCGTCGAAATCGAAGTCGGCCAGGACCTTTTCGGGCGTACCGGCATAGAAGTAGAGGTGCGTGTTGTCGGCCTTGGCGAGGAGGCCGTAGAAGGCATGGGATAGCTCATGCTTGGCGTAGACGACCGCCGTTTCTCCCTGATCGATCTCGGTGACGTACGTGTGCGAGGTCTCATCCGAGAAGACTGTCATCTCTCCGGACTTGCCCGGTTGGAATACGTCGAGGCCCATAAGCGTGATAATGGTTGGATGATCGGAAGGCGGGACGACGAACATGATGAGATCGGCGCCAGCCGCAAGCGGATTGACGTTTTGCTCGTACCAATTTTCGTCAACGCGATAGACGGTGCCGCTACCTGATGTTGGAGAGTAGGGCACGAATTGCGGTGTGAGCATCGTCGGGGTGAGGGTGATATTCAGCTCACAAGCCGGAGCGTAGAACTCCTTTATAGCTGCAATCTTTTCGGGCCAAGATGCCCATGTGCCGGCTTCGTTGTTGGCAAGGATGCGAAGTGAAAGCGATCGCATATGGGGAAATTATAGCACCTCAATTCGAATGCTGTTGGCAGGTATGGGTATAGATCGCGTCCAGTTCCTTTTCGAGGGCTTGGTCGCTTTGGCGGCCGTGCTTCTCGGGAAAGCGGTCTTCTCCACCCTTTGCGCCGCACTGGCAGCAGCGGAGTTCGTAGACGCGTTCATTTGTGTTTTGGTCGATAATTAGGGCCATAAGTTATGCGTGATAGGTGTTAGCTATTCGTAATGACGAGCCGGCGCCGGCATTTGTGCCGGCGGTTACTGTGTAAGTTCCGCTGTCGGCGGTCAGCGTGGCATACAGGACCAGAATGTTGCCACCGGCACCACCACCACCGGTGCCGCCACCGCCGGTTCCTGCATTGCCATTTGCGCCCGCGGCATTGATCGTGGCGGTGCAATTGTAGGCGCCTGCGCATTCTATATAGAGACCGCCGCCGCCGCGACCGCCCGTTCCTTGAGTGCCGCCGTTAGCCGCACCGCTGTCGCCGTTGCCACCGGGCAATATCTGTCGTTCAAAGCCGCTCAAAGTAGGCAGAAGCGGGCCTCCGATGGAGAGGAAAATGAACGTGGCGCTTGTTTGAGAAGTCCCGGCAGCGGCTGTGCTCCCACCTCCTGCACCACTGACGGCTCCTGGAGAGCCGCCGTTATCTACGAGTTTTACGGCATTGCCCGGACCGCCGCCCATGCCTGTAATGTCGATGGCCGGGTTATTGGAAGAAGTTATCGTTACGTTGCCCTGTGAGCGCAATGTGACCGAGGTCCCAAAAATTGCATTTGCACCGGAGAATGCCAGTTTCGCCGTCGTGCCGGTGATTGATATCGAAGTGTAGTTTTTCTCGACGTACGATGCGCTACCGCATGCGATTGTGGTTGTGCCGCTTGTGATCGATAAAGCGCCGTCGGTTCCGGTTCCGCCGAACTTGGTGATCGCTGGGGCTAAGCCGTTCACGTATATAGCGGACTTGGCGTAGATGTTATTCCACTCAAAAGTCGGGCTGCCAAGATTGCGCGTTCCGTCCGCGTCGGGGAGCAGTGAGTCAGAGATGGCCGCTGGATTGAATTGAAGACCAAGAATAGGGCGGACATCGTTGAGTATGTAACCTTGGCCGTTCGCCTGGTTCGCATTGTCGTAGAGTGCCGTCTCGCCGACAACGTTGTACAGCTCGCAGAGGGCAACTTTATCGGCCGGATAGGCTGGCGCTGAAGGTGAGGAAGCCTCGGTGCCGGTCGTCCAGGCAAGTGTCCCGGTGTTGTCGATTGTGAGTACGTCGATGCGGGGATGCGAGCTGGGAGCGGTGACGGTTGGAGCGGAGGCACCAGCGAAGATTACGCGTGTCCCGTTAACGTAGACGACGCCCGGCTCGACGTAGAGGGCCATCGTGTTCGCCGTGTAGGTGCCACTGGTAACGGTAGTCGAAGCGGAGAAGCTGGACGCCGGCGCGTAGAGCGACGAGTTGAATGAGCTGGCGATCAGATTTGTGCCGGAAGCCGACCAATTGATGTAGTTGATGAGGGTGACGTTGACCGATGTATTGACGCCGATGGCTACCTGCGTCGAATTGGTGATAGTCGGGTTGAGCAAGAGCTGGATAAGGTTCGCCAGTGTGCCCGCGGCGGTGGCTGCGATGAGAACGTTTCCGGCGGCCGATCCGATCGCGGTAACGAATGTGATGACGACGTTGTTGCCGTTGATGTCGAAGGTGAGCGTTTGTCCATTTGACGGGTTGGTCGGTAGCGCGATCGTGCCGAACATCTGGTGGGCGAGAAGGTTGCCGCCACCGGCCGCGTCGCCCAATAGCGCGTTGTAGTCGCTCGGATATCCTATGGTGTTCGGAGTGACTCTTGCGGAGCGCATAGATCAGGAGTTGATCGCGATTAAAACGTCATAAGGCTTGCCATATGTCTCGGTCTGTTTGTGGCAGGGTTCACATGATGTTTTGTCGTTTTCAACAGCGAAACGAAGATCGGGGAAGAATGCGAACGGCTTTATGTGATGAGCGTTTAGTTGGCCTCCGCGCTTCCCGCATTCACACGCGTAGTTGTCACGTTCAAAGACAGCTCTGCGCCATTTCTTGTAGGCAGCCGACCCGCGCACGATCTCATTCGGGCGCGCTGTTCCGCCGCGCCATTTGGGGTTGCGAGAACCGGACCATCGGCCGCGTGAGGCGATGCCGATCTTTCTCCGTGACTCGTCGGAGTGGGTTTTTCCAAAGAACGGATTGCCATTTCCACTATTTTTGGCGGAGAGCAGGCGTCGAGCTTGCGGAGTAGCTGGGCGATTATGCTTGTTGAGATTGCCTACTCGTTGTTTTTCACGGGTCTCGGCAGAAACGATGTGTCCTTGGTTGGACGCTCCGATCTTTGCACGCCATTCGGCTGAGAATGCCGGTCGTTTTTTCCCCGCCCAATATCCTTTCTGCCCTTTGACAAATTGCATACTAAGAGAAGGAGAAATCACACTGCACGGTCGTATCTTGCCCCGATGTTTTTACGTACGGCGTGGAAAAAAGCGCGTGATTGAAAAGCTGCCCTGAAGCGATAGTCGATGTGCCACCGGAAAAAACGCCAAACTCGTAATACGTTTCGTTGGCGAGCTGCGAATCGGAAAAGATGAAATTGAGGATGCAATCCGTAGAGCCGTAGTCCTGTTGGAATGTGACGGCCGCTCGATTGGTAGGCGCGGTGAGCGCGGTGTCCATAGTGGTTGGGGTGGTCGCTCCAGTGCCAATTTCGGCAAACGACAGGGTAAGCGGATATGTCGTGATGCCTATGAGCGCCTGGATAAACAGGTCGAGTCCGTGATTCGGGCTCTGCATGAGAATGTTTTTCTGTTCGACCTCCAATTTGCCGTGTGTGCGGAAGTCTGTGCCGACCGGATGGCTGTAAACGCGAACGGTGCCAACTATTCGCGCTCCATCCCGCAGCGATAGGTCATTCATACGGAAATTATAACATCCTGAAGAGCGATCCTATGCTTGCCATGTGAAAAGGCCCCAAACGATCAGAGGCTGTTGGATAGTAGACGGAGCGTCGTCGGCATAAGGCAGTCCTCCTCCATAAGCGAAGCTGCCGTATCCAAAGGAGCCGTACTGCGCTCCTCCTTCGGCGTTCTGTAAGTTGGTGATAGCAGGTCCCCAGACGTACGGTCCGCTGGCCGCCGTTACCGAGATGGTTTCCGCGACAACAATGTTCTCACCAACTGGCAGAAGGACTTGGAGGACCGTTGAAGAAGGGGTGGACTGGTTGCCGAGGTTTTGTTGAAGGAGCTGCAACATGATGTCGTTGTAGGTCACGTTCTCAGAACCAAGGCACTGGACCTGGGCCTCAAGCTGGAAAGGCGTGCGGGCGACAAAGTTGATCTGTTTGATGATGAGCGTTTTGTTGGCGACCCCGAACTTGGCGGAGTTCAAGATGATCTGTTGCCCTATGGCGAGTAGGTTGGTGTGCTGATCGATCGTGCTGAATTTGACGGTGTAGACCGGATGGCCGAACATATCGATGTCGGTTTGGGCACGTTCCTGGGCCTCCTCAACGCTTAAAATGCTCGTGTCTACGATTGAATCTTCGATAATTCCGTCCGTGCCAAGGAGGGCAGCCATAATAGCGATAGAGGCTGGGTTCGTCACGTAGGCGAGGATCGGGATCTGTGCTTCGCCTTGCACAATGATCTGGTGACCGCTTCCTGGATCGGTGGTGAATCGAATGAACCGGCCGGTATCGTTATAGAGAACCTGGACCGTCGAAGGGTCGGTTTGCTGGTCGGTGCCGATCGCTTGGCCGACGCCGGCAAGAGTAATCGTCAAAGTGCTCTCACTGTACGGGTAGGCGAGAGGATAGACCAACGTGCCGGCGACAGAGGTGTATACGTCCACGGGCGCATACTGCGGTGGGGTTGCGGACGGATTGGGGGATAGGACAAAGTCTTTCGCGTAGGTGCCGCCGACCACATAGACGGCGTTTTTCATGTTCGTAATGTCGATCTGCACATCGAGCGTTGGCCATTCGATTTGTCCGCTGGTGTCGTCGATGATTATAGGAGCCGGGATGACCTCAGAACTCGACGCAGCGTCGCCTTCAGCGAAATAGAAATGCACGTCTTTATTCGGGTCTACGTACCAATCCCAGCCAATCTGTTGCGCGAGCTTTTGGAGCGCCTTGCTGACCGGCATGTAGTTGAACTGCATCGTGCTTACGAGGAAGCCGCCAACCGCAACGTGATTGGTGGTGAAGCCTGATCCGGAAGGGGTAAAGTTCGTGATAATATCGACCACAATGTCGTGCGGGTCCATTCCTGCATAGTTCTTCTTCACAACCAGCGAGTCTAGAAGGTAGCCCCAATCCATTGCGGTGCACTGGTAATAAAGAACGACGCCGCTCGCGACGATGGGCTCAACGGTGACGAGCGTGCCTCCGAAGATGAGGTTTGTGGTGCTGTTGATCGTATATTTGACGTAGATGTCGTCGCCGATCACCGGCATGTTCGCAGGGAGGGTTGGTGCGGCCGGCGCTTTGATGCTGAAGGTGAACTGACCTTTCTGTTTCGTGAGCACGGACTGGATATTGAAGCTGGCATCGAACTCGATCAGAGAGGTGATGTCCTCAGTGCCGTTTAATACCTGAATGCTCGAAGAGTACGGCGGCATACATCAGCGGACTTTGAGCTTGAGCTGTTGTCCGATCATTGTGGCGAGCGCTTGGGCGATCTGTTGAGCGCCGCCTTGATTGAGATAGCTACCGCCATTGATATTAATGACGATGCCGGCCCCCGATCCGCCGCCGCCGGCTCCGGCCAATGACGGGCCGCCAGTAAAGGCTGAGAGCGGGATGATTGCCTCCGGACCGGCTTCTCCGACAAGCGCAAGAGTAGGGCCGGACACGATTCCGCCCTCGGCGAAGGCCTTGACTGCAAGGTTGGCGACGCCGCCTATGCCACCTACGATATTGGATGCGGCGCTGGTCAGGGTGCTGATCGGCGCCATGATGTTATTAATTAGCGACTGAATCTTGCTGATGGCGGTTTGCGCGTCTGAAACGATGCTTCCCCAGATCGTCGAGATAAATGTCGCGATGGCGTTCCATGCGACCTCTACATCACCCCGAATCGTGGTCCAGTTATCGGCAAGGAATGATACGAGGGCGCCCATTCCGGGAAAGAGGATTTGGACGATCGTCTGCCACTCCTGCCGGATGAAATTGACGATCCAGTCCCAGGCGGTCTTTATCGCGTCCATGATCTGCTGGTGGTAGACGATGACAAGCGCAACAACGGCGGCAATGGCGACGAATGCGCCGATGTAGAGGAAGAGTGCGCCTAGCGTGATGCTGGCGGTGATGCCAAGAAGGGCCAAGCCGGTATTGAGTGCCTCTGTTGCGATGATGAGCATACCGAGCGGGACGAGGATCGTACCGAGGACAATGAGAGCGGCGCCCATAAGGCCGAGGAAAACCAGAATAGCCTCGGCGAGCTTGGGATGTGCTTCGGCCCAGGCGGTCAGCTTTTGAACGATGTTATCGACCATAACGAGGAACTGGGTGAGGGCGGGCAGGAGGTTGCTCGCCATCGCCGCTCCGAGTTCGTTGAAATGTTGACCGAGCGCTGCTACCTGGGTGTTGTATTGCTGCAAGGCGACCTGCGGAGAGCCTGCAAGGGCCGTGGTGATCTCGGTGATGGCGGTCATGCCTGACACGCCGTCCTGCATATCGGGGATGACCTGTTGCAGGCCGCGTCCCATTCCCCTGAAGGACTGGGTGACGTCCTGAACCGCAGTCGTCATGTCGGGGATCTTGCCGGAGGCGACTAAGTCAACGGCAGCGCCATACATGGCGGTCGCGTCGCTGACGCTCTTGGTTTGGTTTAGAAAGCTAACGAGTGCGTTATAGCTGTCTTCGAACGAGATGCCGAGATTGGTGTTCTGGGTGGCGAGGCCCTCGAAGCTGTTCGAAATGCCCTGTGCCGACTGGCCGACCAGATCGCCTTGTGAAGCGAGCGGCGTGAGTTCGGCCTGAAGTTTGCCGATATTGACGTTGGCTGTGGCGATGCTGGCGGCGGCCTTTTCGTGCGCCGCGCCCACTTCCAACGTGGTTCCTGTCCACCGTTGCAGCGCGGCGTCATCCTCGGCAATCGAGGCCTTCTGGGCATTGATCTGGGCGGTGAGGCTCGCGATTTGGGTCGCGTTTTCAGCGGTTGATCCGCTACCGGCGTTGTTGATGATGTTATTGATCTGATTGAGGCCTTGGGCGAGCGCCGAAGTCTTATCCGCGGCGTCCTGGACGGACTCGACGACAGGTGCCAGGAAGGCCGCACCGACCAACCCCGCTTGAATGCCTACCGCTTGGAATTTGCCGCCAACGGAGCTGATGCTCGATTCCATTTCCTCGCCTGCGGCTGCGGCTTCATCGGCCATGCCAGCGAACTGCGCGTTTACCTCTTCTTCCGTCGCTGCGCCCAGCGAGGCGATCTCGCTAAGGCTTTCCTGCCAGCCCGCACTTGCGGCGCTGGCTGCAGCAAGTGCGGAGTCGGAAATCTGGCTGTAGCTGTCACTTACGGCCGTGGCGGTGCTGCTCGCGGCGGTGTCCATCTCATCGGCGGCGTCGATCCACTGGTTTGCCGTCTGTGTCGCAGCCTCGGCCGCGGCTTCCTCGGCGGCGGTGAGGCTGCTGGAAATGGAGCTTGCCGCGCTCGACATGCTGTCCGACATTTCGGACGCATCGGTGCTGGTTTGTTCGGCAAGGCTGGCTAACTGGGAACCGACTTCGGCCAACTGTCCAGCCGCGTCGTTGATGACGCTGATGACAATTTGCAGTTGGGCATCAGACATGCCCCAATTATACCCTGCTGTTGGCGTGGTTGATTTCAGCCCTCATGAGTTCAAGAAGCATGGAAACGAACCAGGGCGGCTGGGAGAGGTAGTCTTCGTATGTCCATGCCATTTCGCGGCACAGGACGGCAATGAGCTGGGCTTCGTATTCTACGGCGCCGGTCGAAAAGTAACGATGCCAGGCAGACCTCAGTTCGCCGGCTTCGTAGGGTTTTTGATTTTTTCGATTTCCTTGAGAACGGCGTCGTATTCTGTCGAGGGAAGGTCGAGGAGCTTCTCGACGGCGTTTTCTGTTTCGCCATTGACCGAGACCACCAAGTAATCGAGGGTCTTGCGTTCCTGCTGGGCGATCACGTCACCGGAGATCCCGCCCATGTCGATCTTCTTATTCTCAAGGTCGCTCATGCTCATCTTGAGCGATGAAAGCATGAGGTTCTTGATATCGGATGCCTCTCGGCCAGAAAGATAGGAACGAAGGACTACGGCCGTGCCAGTGGGGGTCGTGAACTGATACGTTTCGCGGTCTGACATAAATGATTATGAGAATAGTTTAATAACGCCTCGGATAAATTTATAGCCGAGAAACGCGAAGCCGGCGAACATCCAAGCTGCGAGGAATACCGCGCCTAGGATGACCGGAATGAATAAAAGTAGCATATGCCGTCAATGTACAACGAGGCAGGAAAAGCGCAAGGAGCGGGTGTTAGTAGCTCGAAACGCTGTTGATGAGGACGACCTTGGCAAGCAGCGTGTCGGAGATGCTGTAGGAAGCTTTGAATTTCAGCGACTGATATACGAGGTCCTTCACTTTGTAGGGCGTGCCGTATTCTCGGAGGGTTACCTTTGGCAGATCGATGTAGAGTTCGGGGTGCGTTGAACCGCCTGCGATGGCATCGGTGTTCACGAGGTCGAGACGCATTGAAATGGGCGTAGGACCCATGAATTGGGTCTTGAAGTCGCTTTCATTCTGCAAGATCGCTTCGAATGTTCCTTCAACCGAAAATTCCTTGTTGAGGAAATCCGCAGGTGAAAGAGAGCCGAGAACTTCCTGGGCTTCGACGTTCTGATTGATCGTGATCTTTGCACTTTTGAGAGCGATCGAAACCGGTCCAAGAGTGAGTGTCACTCCGCTGCCCGAAGCGGTCGTGTTCGCTGAGATGGTGATGGTATTGGAAGTAGTCGAAAGGACGGTAGCGTTTGCAGGAATGCCCGTACCGGTGATCGACATGCCCACCTTGATATTGGCTGTGCTGGATACGCTTGTGATGACGGCCGTGGTTCCGTCCGTCGTGCCGGTGACGGTGTAGGTGCCTTGGAGGCCAGTGTAGTTGAGCGCGAATTTCGCCGCGAGATACTGCGGGACAAAGCGGTTCTCGGTCGTGGTAGAAGGCGTGAATGCCGATTGGGAAACGCCGCTCTGCGCGAGTAGCGAAGCGGTGAACATCACGAATTTCTTAAGGGCAACGGAAAGCTCAAGCTTCTCGACTACGCCGTTGGCGTAGCTGTAATCGACGCCGGTGAGCGGATCGTGCTTGAAAAGCGTCAAGCTCTGGTGCTGGGCGCTTTCGGCGATGCTGAAGGTGTGAGTATAGGGGCCGGAACCGCTGACGGCATGAGCGCCGAAGAGCGAATAGACGATGAGGCCGATGGTCTGATCGGCCACGTTACCGGCAAGGGAGCCTTGCGCCCACTTCTTCGTCTGGGTGAGGTTGGTGTTGTCCTCGACGATGCCGTAGGCCTGGTCGTCGACAGCAAATTCCTTTTTCTCGTCGAGCGTGAGATCGCTCCACGGATTCCAGTAGGAGGCGGAAGACTGAGCCGTTCCGCGGGTACTTTCTTTGGCCACTCCTACTTGGATTAGTCGCCCGATTCCTTTGGATGACATATACGGTAAGTTTAGCTGTTATTTTGCTCCTCTTCTTCGGGAAGGGGTGTGGATTGCTCTTCGGTTGCTGATGCGGCTGGCGGTTCGATGGCCGTAGCCGCTGGGGACATGACGCGCCTGACCTTGTGATAAATGTCTGTCGCTTCCTCGATCGTAGCGGCCTCGATGAATTCTGCGAAGTGAATGCCGTCGCTGGCGAAATGGAAGCCCTTCTTCGCGACGGGCGTTTGGAGCATTTTGTTGGATGGCGGTTGGTTGAGGCTCATGTTCCTGTTTGATATGTACTCCTTGCCTCTAATGTTATCACGAATACCAGGAGGTCTTTCGTGCCTGTGGATACCGGCTGGCCTTGGACGGTAGCTGGGAGCAAAGCAGCATTGGCGGCGCCAGCGAGCGTGAAGTTGCTGTCGAACTGGTTGAGTGCAGCGTCGATCAGGTCTTCTACATCCGTATCCGGATTGGCAAGCGCCGAAGGGTCGATGACAAAGAGAACGTCAAAGCGATAGGTGCGGAGGTTATTCGCCTGATCTTCGAAGTCTGACGCAATTCTCGGCATTCCAACAATGGCAAACGGATAACCGGCGGTCGGCTGGATTGAGAGCGGATCGGGGTGCTGGTCGAGTGAAATGAAAGAGCTAAGCTTACCCGCCGTGACGAGGGCCTGAAGGTTTGCGAGTATTTGAGTCTTAATGGGCTTTGCAAGATCGGTAGCCATATATCATTGTGCGGCAATTGCCTTGGTGATCTGCTGTAAGGCGGTGACGAACGTGGCGTTGATGTCTGGTGTGGCGGCCGCGATGATGCGCTCCATGTAGGGGTTGGGCTTCGTGCCTGGATGATTGACGCGTTTGACAGGGTGCTGTGCGCCCGGCCAATAGAGCGCTCGAGCGTTCTTCGGCTCTATAACGTGCGGGGCGGTACCAAATTCCACAAAGCGGGCGTAGCTGGCTGTCGGATACCAGTGAAGGATGCCTGGTTCCATGTACGCGCTGAAACTCTGGAGGAGGAAGCCCGTGATGAAGGGAACAGTGTCGCGGGTCGTATATTTCGCGAGAACCGCCTGCGATGCGAGAAGCGCACGTTGCACGATGGGTGGGACGATTGAGGGCGCTTGCCGAAAAGCCGCGATGAGCTGGTCAATGTTATTTATGCGTACGAGAAAATCCATATTCAGAAATTGAGCTGGCGGTATTGGCCGAGCACGTCGAGGTCTTCTGCGTCAATCTCATTGCGGTACGTCGTTGATGCGTCGCCGACGCGATCGGACGACTTCCCTGCAAGCTGACGACGGTTGAACCGTCTGACGACGAGGTTTTCGCAGACGTTCGTGAGGTCGCCCGGAAGCCAATGGGTGTTGTGGTCTTCGGGATTGGCCCAATTGACCGGATAGCCAGCGGTGTAGGTCGCACGGATCATGTTGTTGTAGATGCGTGGCAGGACGCCGTAGACGCGGACTTGGCCGGAGGGATACCAAGTAGTGCCTGAAATGGGATCTGTCCGGGGGTCTACCAGTTCGAACTGATCGGGGATGAAGTCGGTCCAGTTCGGGTTGGTGGGCGTGCCTGCGCGCCATTGGAGGCTTGTAAGGGAGAATACCGGGGTGTTTCGAAGGAGAAGGAAGCTTTGGCACGGATTGTCGATCGAGTACGTGTCATTGGCGTAGGTCTGCTGCACGAAGCCGCCCGGCCGCCCGCATTCGTTATTGATGTAGTTGGTGGCCCAGTTGATAAGGCGTGTCAGCACCGTATCGAAAGCGACCGGCTGGTCGATGATGTAAAGGGTTACGGTCGCCGATGCCGTGGCATTCTGCGACATGGTGAGTGCGCCGCTGCCGAGCGCCGTAATGACGGTGCCAACGGGTATTCCGTTTGTCGCGACGGTAGGAACGCCGCCCCCCGTGATTATTTGTCCCACCAGCACGGTTTTGCCGCTTGGGATCGTGACGCTCGATAGTGCGGGGCTATTGTTGGTCGTCGTAGCCGTTATCGTTATGAGCTTGTTAGGGTCGAAGAGCAGGTCTTTTACCCGCTGTAAGGTCGTCAAAGCGAAAGGTGAGACTTGTTCCATAGATCGAGGGTTGCCCTCGTCGCTGCCTCCGCGTGAACAGAGGCAAAGCGAGGGTCGAATACGTTAGGTATTCGAGACGGTCGTGCGGACCGGGAGCTGCATGCCGGTTCCGGGCGCGCCAATGAACATGGCGTCCGCCAGGATGGCCGGGCTCGTGCCGCCCGTGAAAGCGGGTGTGAGCACGATGCGCAGATAGCGCTTGCGGCCACCGTATGGCGCAGCGGAAGCATTGCTGTTGTAGAGCATGATGCCCTCAACACGCGCTTCGCTGACTTGTGCCGCAGAAAGCACGTTGAGTGTCGCGCCGATCGCGGTGCCCGTGTTATCGACGGCTGCGGCCCACGTGCTGTTGTCGGAAGACTCTTGGAGAGCCCAGGCAACGCTGGCCGCCGACGGCGAGCCGGAAGCGATCTCCGCGCGGACGCGGACCATCAACGACTCAAGGCCGACTGACGTATCGAAGCTGTCGCCGGTCTGGGCGCTGCTGCCCGTCAAGGACAGAATGCCGACAGAACTTACGGTTGACTGCTTCGTGTACACGTCATCGTATGGATTGAAACGCATACGAATTTTGAATTTTGCCACTTACCGCGCGTCGATCCGGCGGGTGCGGCGGGCGACCGCGTGGCCTGTTAGCCCTGGTTCGGAAGGCAGACGAGCTGCCCTTCCTGATCGGAAAGCGTGCCCGGACGCCCGTCGGGCGTAGTGCACGCGTCTCCGGCCTTTTGCTCGGCAGGAACTTCCCCACTCGGCACCTCCGAAGGCGTTTCGGCCGGAGCCGGAGTGCTTTCGGGTGCCGGTTGTTCGCCGGGAGTTTCGCTGCCGACGACTACTGGTTCGTCGCTCATACAGAGAAATGTTACCGAGTAAGATTGGCTGATTGGCTTTGCGTGAGGATTACGCAAAAGCCTCGGTCAGCGAGCCGATTAAGAGGACGAGGTGTAGGCGACAGCCCAAGCACGCAAAAGCGTCGGGCTGACGTTCCAGCGACGGCGATAGATGATGCCGCGCTGGTTTGCCAGAGCGATCTCCTTGCCGCCGAAAGAACCGGAATTGAACTGGTCCACTTCCATTTCGCCTTTGTCGCCAAAGGCGACGGTCTTCATGGCGCCGAAGAGTACGGCTGGATTGCCTGCCCCATCGGAGAAGCCGTTGCGGTTGCTGTCACCGATAGCCGGCATCCAGCGGTTCGTGTAGACCGGGTAACCGCGGATATAACCCGCAGGTTTGAGCGGCCCACCGCCCTTCACGTCTTCGACCATCGGCTCGACTTTGGCCCATCCCGCATACGGCAACACGTAGTTGCCAGCGGTGTCCTTGTCAGTGACGATGTTGTTCCAGACGGTGCGGTGCATGTAGAACCCGCAGTCCGGGAGAATCGACTCTTCGATCGCAGCGATGAGACGCGACGAGTCGTCGATGACCGCGTACTTTTCGAACGTGGTCATCGTGGAAGTCGAGCTGCCACCCTGGTAGACCTTGTTGACCTGTTGCCCATTGGGCTGGATGGTCGTCGAGGTCGGTTGGTTGAGCAAACCGATCGTCGGATCTCCGGTGTTGGCGCCACCAACGAAGGTCTGGTAGTCAACATAGTTCGCGAGCGCTTCCGCTCCGAGAGCGAGAAGCCAATCCGCGATGTTGACCGAGGCGTCCTTCAAGAGGTCGTTTCCGACCACGAAGGCAAGCTGCCAGGTCTTGATGATGAGCTGCGTCTGACCGAAGGTGAGACCAGTCACCTGACCGGGAGCGTCTACACCGACGAATGCGCCGGTGAGGAACGCGCCGGTGTAATTGGGGATGGCGAGTTCATCACTCGTCATATCCCAATGCGTGGCTTGACTGAGAACCGTACCAACGGAAGCCGCAATGCGAAGGATCGCATCGGCAAGTTCGCGGGACACAAGGTAACCGCCGCGGTTGTCTTGCTGCTCGATCAAAGCTTCGTTTGCTTTGGTGTCGAGATTGAAGTTACCGCGGGTAGCTGCTTGCGCAACTTTCGCGAAATCCTTCTTTTGAGCTTCCGACAAACCCGTGATGTCGCGTCCGAAGGTTTCGCGCTGTTGGCGAAGCTTCGAGACGACTTCGGTGACCGTTTGCGCGCGCTCTTCCGACATGATTGCCGGCAAGCGTTCTTTGATGACCTCATCGAAAACGGTGAGGTGCATTTCTTTGATTTGTTCTTTTGTGATCTCCATAAATAGCTAGAAAGCTATCTACCGCAGCGCTTTATTTTCGGGCCTGCTTAAGTGTTTTGAGGCCGTCCTGTGCTACGGTAGTTATCCCGCGCAGAATGTCCTTTGCGAGAAGGTGAGCGTTAAGCTCGTCGTCTCGGACATCCTCCGGAGGCCTCGACCTTTTCTTTGCGGGAGCCGATTCCGACTTTTCGTCGGTGCTGCGGCTTTCCTCCCCATCGTCATTCCCGAGGCCTCCGTGGAGTGCCGCGACAATGGCGGTAGCAGCTTTCAGTTGTTGGTGAGCCTCGCTCAGCTTTTCCCGATTTGATGCGGCAAGTTTCATACCGAGCTTGCTGGCGACTGCCGGCAAGAGCTGGGCGTCAACGTGCGGGGTGAGGAATTCTTTGATGATCGCGAGCGTCTTTTCGTCCGCCTCGTCCTCTTCGCCGTATGCGGACTTGCACATGGATTTGGCGATCTTCGTAACGGCCTTCTGGTGGACGTTCTGGTGGGTCTCCATCTTGCCAGTGATCCAGTCGGTGTGTTCGTCGGTTGTGCCTGGGCCGCCCTGAATGCTCTTCATGCACTTTTCCTCGAAGCTATCGAGGGACTTGTTGCATTTGGTCTCGTAGGTGTCGTGCTCATCGCGGAGCGCCTTCAGGTGTTCGTCCTTGTCGAATGCCTTATCCGACGGTTCGAAGCTGCGGAAGGCAGCGATAGACTTGGCGCGGTGCATCGTGTGCTCGTCGGCAAGTGCGGAGCGCAGATCCTTGAGGTTGGCGCGCATCTCGCGAGCTTCGTCGGACAGGCGTTTGGCCTTCTTGCCTTCGTCCTCGTTCGGCTCTTCCTCGTTTCGATCCTCCGCTACCGCCTTTTGGAACGTGTCGAAGGATTTTTGGACCTCCTCGGCGTGGCGCTCGTGTTCTTCGCTCAGCGAGGCCATAAGTCGCTTCTTGCCGGGGTTTTCTGCCTTTGCCGACTTGTCCTGGTCCTGCGGTAGGCAGACCAAAGCGCCGTCGGGGTCCTTGGGATCGGATGTTAGGACACCCGGCGAACCGTCATCAGTCGTGCATTCGTCGCCAGCCTGGGCTTCTTTTTTCTCTTCGTCCTTCTTTTCGGCCTCAACGAGTGTGAGACCTTTCTTGACAAGAAGTGCGGTGTCGAGGTGCAGTTCACGGGCTTCCTCGAAGGTGAGATGGCGGCCTTGTGCGGGTCCGACATCCTGGTTGGCCGGCACGTCTACAAACGAGAATTCCAGCAATTCAGCTTTGGTGATCGTATTGCGAGCGTTCTCGTCGAATTCCTTGGGAATGAAGCCGACGGATGTGGTGCAGCCTACATTGTGGCCCGTTTTGAGACCGAACTCGTAGAGCTTGCGGACCTGTTGCGCGAGTGGATTGATGTCGGCCGATAGGAAAACGCCGCGGGCGCCAAGGGCCGGTACGCCGTTCTTTTCGGTCAGATAGGTCTCGGTGCAAATGCCGATGGGGAGCGAGTAGTAATCATGGCCCCAAAGGACAATGGGATTGTTCTTGTAGTTTGCCAGCTCCCAGCCGCTTTGCTTTACGATCTCCCCCGAGCGGTCGGTATCCTCGGTGGAAATGATAACGTCAAATGTGCCGTTGTCGTCCTTACCCGCCTTCCGTGCCTTTTCGAGAGCCTTGAAATCGAGCGTCTTTACGCGAGCTTTAATGTCGGCGGCGATCTGGTCAGTAAGCTTTAGGGCATCCATATGTTAGGAGAGGACTTTGCTCATATGTGGTAATTGTATAACGGTTAGGTCAACTCCGATTGTTTGTACGTGTGGATAGCATTAAAGTCTGCCAGCTTGGATTAGCGAGCCGACAAGACCCGCGACAACCGCGATGATCGCGTAGGTGACGCCGCCGATCCAAGATATCGCGCCGGATCGGCCGACGCTTGCTTGACGGGTATCCTCCAGCGAACGAATGCGCCTTTCGTGATCGCTAAGGGTGCCTGATGTTCCGTCCGTCAATTTCTGAATATCGTCGCGGACACCCCGCATCTCCACACGCAATTCAATGAGAAGATCGTGATCAGTCTTGTATTCAACGAGTTCCTTTGGCTCTGGCATATCAAAGGCTAAGAAATGGCCACCAATTCGAGGTGTCGTAGGTAGTTCCGGTGGGGGGATTTCCATCTACTTCATAATAGAATGTGTCTCCTGCATCATTCAGGGACCAGGAAGTGCCGCTGTAAAACGAGAGGCCATTGCCTCCAACGCTGGGGTCTTGGGCACCAATCAGATAGGTATTGGTCGTTGAATAGGAGCCTGAGCGCATAGCGACTAAGCAGTACATAGTCCCACCGGTCAGCAAGGTACTGCCAGAAAATGTACTCGTGGCCCACGCGAAACTGCTGGTGAGGCTTGAAGCTGCAATAGAACTGCCAGTTTCGAGTTGCGACGACGGAAGATTGGAAGCTGAAGTCCAGATAGACAATGTAATGCTGTCGGTGGGCGTGCCTTTTTGGGCGAGGTACATGCTTGCTGCGGTAATTTTGCAGGACGTAGCCGGCGTGAAGCAATAGCCTGCGCCTCCTTGGCTATTAGAACCTGAGTTGAAAAAGTAGTTGTTATAAAAATTCACGCTCAGTGCGTTGTTGATCGAGCATATCGAGGCGGCGGAGGCCGTAAGTGGTAGTAGTAAGAGAGGGATGGCGAAAAATAAAGCGAGACGCCTCATATGCAGGTTGTAGCAGTTGAAGAGGCGATGGCGAGATAGATGCCACCTGTTTGCTGGCCATTTGGAACGCTGGAAAGGTAGTGGAAGCCGATTAGGGTGCATGAATTGGCGGCGCTTGATATCGTCGTGGTGCCGTTCGCCCAGCGAATGTTTTGCGCATCCCACGTGACTGCTCGGCTGCCGACTGAATCTTGTTGGATGTAGATGCTGTAGTAGGCGCCATTTACTGCATTTGATGTCGTGCCAGTGAGATTGAATTGGGCTGGGCCATTGAGGAGAAATACTTGTTGATTCCCGTTGTTCCAGTTGATGGTGCAGGCCGTTGCACACGTGGATGAGGCGACCGTGTTTACAAGCTGGCCTCCGGATACGATCGTCGATGTGCCGACGTTCATCCCGGAAATGCCAAACTGAGAGAGCTGCGTCGTTGTGGTGGCGATACCAAGCTCTCCTTCTATGAAGTTTGATGCGACCGTTGTTGACGCGATGAAGTTGCCAAAAGTGAGCGGCGAGCTGGTGGCCGCAATGGACGTGCCGTTGAAATATAGAAGATAGCCGGTCGTAAGGGATGTCGCGTTCGTGCCGCCATTCGCAATCGGAAGGATGCCAGTGACATCGGTTGTCAGCGTGATCTGGGCGCAGGAGAAAGCACCTGCCGCGCTTATGGAATTGGCGTATTGGTGCGATGAGCAGTTACTGCCGCCGAAGGCTGTTTGCTGATGGCTCGAATTGAAAAGGTCGAGGGCCGAGGTGATGCCCGTGTTGTAGACGAGGCCGGCGGTTTCGATTGAGGTGGACGCGTTCGCTAGGTTGACGACTTTCGTAAAGGTGGTGGAGGCCGTCCACTGATTGCTGTTCCCCAAGTTGATGTCGAGGTTGATCGTGCCGCTGCCTGTGACGGGATTGGTGCCACCCGTCGTAAGCGTTGAATTTGGCGATGAGAGGCCGACCGAGGTGACCGTACCGGAGCCACCGGTCGGAAAGCCCAGAGATGAGGTGGCCGTAAGGTTATAGGCTCCGGACGAGTTGCCGACGAGGACCTGGCCGTAACTCGGAGCGGTGGAAGTGCCGGTGCATCCGTTGCCGATCTGACAGACAGTCCCTGCGGCGTTGGCGACGCTCGCATAGAACAGAACCAAGAGGCCGACGATCCCAAGTACGATTAAAGTCCTCTCAAACCATTTTTCTTCCATATGAGATAAGCATAGCCTACTTTCTGTAGTCCGCGATTAGCGCGCCTGTGGAATAACTTTGTGCGGTCGTGATGGTGGTTCCGCTGATCGTGTAGTCGTTGCCGGCGCCGGGGTTGAGCCGGATGCCGCCCGCGTAAAGCTTCACGCTGCCTGAAACCGGCGTGTTGGCGAGCGTCCACGACGTACCAGATCCGCTGACAACTTCGTTCTCGACCGGTATGCCATTTCCTGTCTGCGCGGCGAGGTCGCTAATCATTTTGGCGGTGATGCCGAGAACGAGGTTGTAGGTTTTGGCGGCGGTGTTGTGGTTTGCGGCGCTTGTGCCTTCTTGACCGCGAGAAATGGTGATGGTGTCACTGCTGATATTGGTAACGCGGACGATCTCGACGTTCGGGTCGTTGGCGGGATTCGGATAGTCGGTGCTATTCCACCAAACGAGGTTGAAGGGCGTAGCAGGAAGCTTTGAACCTTGACCGGATTGAAGCGTGATCGACGTTGTCGATGAGCTATAGCCGGTGGAGGCTTGGACCTCGATGAAATTGGCGACGCTATCGAGAGCGCTCATATGCGCTTAATGATAGCATTGGAGTGACGCGGTGTTAGCAGGTTGCAGTGGATAGGGGTTTAGAAAAAAGCGGCGAGCGCGATCACCGCAGCTAACAAGAAACCGAGTGCGACAATCGCGATTATGCGGCCGATGGAAAAGGTGTCGTGTTCGAGAAGTGAATAGACAGGGCCGCCTAAAATTGAAGATACGACAACATACCCTGACCAAAAGTTTGGACTTGTCTGTTCGAGAAGAAACGTCTTGTAAGCGAGTGCCAGGGCCGGATATAAAAATAATGGACTTTCAGCGAAACGTCTGAATAGAGATTGCGGAGGGTTCGCAATCGATGGAGGAATGGTTTTCTGCAGCTTCTTCAGCGTATCGGAGATTGCTAGTGCAGCAACTATTACTCCAAACATGATGCTTGCTGGAACATGAGCCTTTGCAGTCAAAGTTATTTGTTCGATGACTACAGGTGAGCCAGAAAAGTGAGGAATGGGTATCGGAATCTTAAAATGCGTTTGCTCAGTCTCAGGAAGAAGGCTTGCAAGGTAAGCCAGAGCCAATGCAGCGCTGGCGATGCTCGCGCCGATCAAGGCTTTGTAACCCGATTTGAGTTCCAGAAATGGACCTTTTATCAATTCCCAACTGCCAGAAATCAGCAGACCCACCAAGCTGGCTATGATGACTGTTTCGAGAATTTTTCCCACGCGCATCCCCTAGCGATCAGGCCTCTCAACCGATAGTAGCAGGGCGGATATAGCATCTGCAATCCGGATGAAGTGGCGGCGCTTCGATATCGCCGTATTCAGCGGTCATAATCTTGCCGTTCGCGCCCTCGATCGCGTCTCCGCCATCGTAGAAATTGTCTTCGATGCCGATCTCTTTACCGTCCTGGGCCTCGCAAAACTCGCATACTTTGGCGTCTTCCGCTGTATACCATTTCACGGTCTGAACGACGCCGCTTAGCCGCCAAGCGTCTTTGTTGGCAAGGTTCGACGCGCGGAAGCTCTCGGTCTTGGCGATCAATCCAGCGCGGCGCGTATCTGCGAAGCTGTAAACGCCGTCAACTGCCTCGGTCAGTTCGGTGAGGTTTGTACCGCCGGACTGAGCGAGCTTCTCGGTGAGGACGGTCTTGAGGTTGTCGAGCGTCGTCTCGTTATAACTGCGGGCCATTTTGGAGATGCCCTGCTCAAGGGCACTTCGTACTCCGTCGTTAGCGAGAATGTCCTGATGCTGGGCGCCGATCATGGCGAGGGCGGCCGTGGCTTCGTCTCTCGTCAAAGACGTAAGGATGGGCGTGGCGAGGTCGATAGTGATGCCGATCCACTCCTTGAGGTCGAACAGGTCGTCCAGGTCTTTGGTGACGCCGGTCGTCTCGGGTAGACCCGCGATTACGTCTTCTCGCTGCTTGGCGTTGATGCCTTTGAAGACCCTGCGGAGATCCTCGACCGCTCGCTCGGTTCGGTCTGAAAACCGCTTCCAATGCTCCATGTATTCGGCATGGGAGAGGTCCTTGATGCTCTTGACCTGAAATGCCGGTGTCTTATCGAGCTGCTTCGTGAAGGCATCGGTGAGCGCCCGGCGCATCTCGGCTGACGCGCTGTGCTCCGATTTTCCCCCCGTGCGAACGCGGATCGGGCGAGCCTGCCAACCCTCTACCGTCTTGGCCTGCCGCCGGAAGAGCTTTTCGGGAGTGGGGGGCTGCTTGCCGCCGGATGGCTCGGCTTCGGGCGAGAGGTCGTCGCCCTCTGGCTCAATCGTCTGGCCGGCCGGCTGCATTGTGCTGGGGCGCATGAGCTGCTCCCCGCCCGAGATCGGACCAAGACCAAGGTAGTTCTGGCGTGCCTCATTCTGGGTCATGAGCGGCATGCTGGCGACGGTCGCCTGCATTTCCTGCGTGCGGAACGCTTTGTCCTCTGGCACCGGATCAATAAACGTGAGGTACAGATCGTCGCCGTATCTCGGTGCCAAGAATTCATTGAGATAGGACAGGACAAGTTCGATCTTCGGCTTGATCGTTCGCTTGCTGAATACGTAGTCGGCCGTCTCGGCGGTGGCGCGGTTGGTATCGCTTTCAGCAGTGCCGAGGATGGTTTTCGAGACGCGGAAGCCGGCCAAGATGCGGTCGCGCGTGGTCTCTGCGAGGTTCTGGAAGTCCATGTCCTTGTGCGTGACGCCAGTGTGTTCGAGCTTCACGCCCTTAGGCATGACAGGGATTTTGTGCGCGTTCTCCACGCCGCCGTATCCGTCGCGCATGCTGCGCTTGATGCGCTCGATGTTTCCTTCGACGTTCGTGTCGCTTTGGACGTAAAGGCCGATCTGCGCGCCATTGAGGAAGTACTTGCGATTGTATTCCATCGCGTAGTTGTCGCTGTCGATCCAGACGGGAATTGTCTGCGGGACGCCGATGCCGACAAATGGGTCGCTCGGGTCGGGATATTTGATGTGCAGGATCTGATACGGCTGGAAGTGATAGACCTTGCCGTCGATCGTGAATTCGTAGTGGTCGATTTTGTACGGGAAGCTGTCCTTGTTTAGCTTCACCTTTACGCGACCAGGATTGAGCGGGTAGATCGCGCGCGGTGGGTCGGTATCGTTCTTCACTCCGTCAAGAAGCCAGTAACAATTGCCGGTCAGCTCCAAGTGCGCCATCGTGACGTACTTGAGTTCGATGCCGGTCATCGTCTCATTGACGCCTTCGAGGAGCGTCAAGAGGGGATGGTCATCCAGCTCCTCCTGATCGTCTCCCGCTATCTGGTAGAGCCGGAATTGGATGTTGGCGACTTCAGACGCAATGGCGTTCACGGCCGCGAACGTCCAGCCGGTGAAGTTGCTCATCGCCTTGGCGGCATCGACTGTCTTTGCGCCAGATGGCTTGTAGATCGCGAGCGGGTCGTTGCCGAGGGTTTCGGACTTCTCGCTTACGTTCGGGATTTCGGCTTTGAGGGTGCCGCGGCGGTCGCGGACGATGACGGCGCCGGCAGAGGTAAACCCCTCAAAAGTATTGACGGGTGCCGTGTCTTTGCGGCTAAATCTGTCGTTGAATTCGTCGCCGATCGCGCGGAAGATGCGAGGCATAGTGGTGCTTTAAGTGTAGCATTTGCGTCTACCCAAATTTAGCTGCGAGTGGGGATACTACCGTGCCAGCGAGGGCGAAGTGACTGACGAACCGAAAGAGACGAAGAAATTCCGCGAGGCAAATGCTTGGGCGCGTCATCGCGCATCACTCGGGCCGATCGTTAAGGCGCTAGCCAACGTTTCGCTAGATGTAGCGGGTGTTTCAGGCGTCCGATTTTCAACGGAAAAGGCCGAAAGAACAGAGGTTGGTGTAAGAGAAACTCAACTCGGTCTCCTCCAAGAGCTGTCGCAGGCCGGGATTGATCCGCATCTTTTCGACCTTATGCTCTCGAATGAGCTTGATCGGAGCTTAAAGAAGCAATTCGGTGTTGCGTTTCTAGTTGCAACGATATTTTTCACGCTACTTTCGTATGGCATCATTGTCTTCAACAGCATCGAAAAATGGGGAATAACCGGTACGGCGATCACGGCTTTAATCGTTGAGACCCCCATCCAGTTTATTGGGCTATTGTACATAATTGCTCGCAATCTTTTTCCGCAGTCAGGGCGCGCGAACCGTGAACAGCTGGCAACGACAATTGCGGCGGTGCGTGCTAAACGTAATGCACCTTCTGCTCCTCAATCCCATCTCCAACCAGACCAAGAATGAGATAAACCAGCGAGGAAGCAAGCTTAGAGGTGCTTTAAGTGTGGCACTTGTCTCTCTCTGATTTGGTGGAAGCGTGGAAATATTGGGAGCGCAACCATGGAATTTTCAATACGAATTATCGACGAAGATGGAGATGGGGTTTCGGATATAAAGGTTAGCGTTAGTTTCGACTCGCTAGGTGGCTGGCTGGAAGAGTTTACAGATAGCGACGGTTGGGCAACATTCGAACCGTCAGGTCATCATGTGTCTTGCAAGGTATATGTCAGGGACGAACTACTTGGTGAAGTTGGTATCGAGGACGGCGACACGTTTTCGTTCAATATCGACAGCGATTAGGTCATATGTAGTGGACCTTCTGTGCCTCAATCCCATCACCAACCAACCCCAAAATCAAGTAGACAAGCGCATCAACCGCATCGTCGTGCTTCTCGCTGCCAAACCCAAGTAGCTGCGTCATAAGCTGCTCGCATCCTGCCCTTGGAAACTTCACGATGCCCATTTTGATGTAGCGTGCCGCGACGCGAAGTCGGGCTCGTTTGTCTTTGATCGGGTGCATCGGCGTGACAGCGAACGCTCGGCGCTCCATTTCCTCGATAGCGGCTTGCTGGTAGGCAACGGCTTCGACAAAGAACTCGCTGCTCATCGTGGTCGAATGCCGCACGTTGTCGAGCGCGGTCATCGTATCGCTGAAGTTCATGTGCCTGATGATCGGATGTGGCTGGACATAGATTTCCAGCTTGCCATTAGGCCACGTGACCTCCCCACTCACGATAGCCGTGTAGTCAGCGCTTTCCTTCGTGCTAATCGCGAGGTCAACGCCGTGGGCGAGGTAGTTACCATCGTCGAAAGGCGGATCGTCGTAATAGTGGATGTCTTCGGGTAGAACGTCCTGGCCTTCCTCCGGCACGACCTGCAACAGCATCTCGCGGCGGAAGCCGATGTCCCCTAGCTCCTGCCGTTTGAGGTCGATCGCTTCCTGTGTCGGGTATTTGGCTTTCCACGTGCACCGCTCGATGTCGGTGCCGTCGCCTTCGCGTAGAAGCGGAAACTCAAGGACGGTGAAGATCCCGGTGTTCTTGAGCCTGGCCATAAGGCCGTCGGTGTGCAGCCAGTTGCCGATGAGGACGGCGCGGCCGTTCTCGTCGATTGACGGCAGTACGTCGCCGCGGAACCACCTGTCCGATTTGTCGCGGTTCTCCTGTGTGCGAACCCAGTCCAATCCCTCAACGTCGTCGGCGATAACAAGCTTGGGACGATGTTGGCGGTGCTTGACACCGCGCACCTTCTGGCCGCGGGAGCGCGAGAGGATACGGACGCCATTGTCGAGGACGCAGTTCATCGCCTGCCAGTCCTCGTCGCTCTCCAGCGTCGGCTCCGGGCGCGGGTCGTCTATCTTCTTGTATTTGAGGTGGCCGTAATCCCTGAGGATCGGGTCGTTGTTGCGCAGCTCGTATTGGACGCTAGCAGCGTTGATGCTGGCCTGGCCGCGTGTGTCGGCTAGAAGAATGATGAACGGATACAGCTCCGGGTGTTCAAGCGCTGCCCAGAGCGGAAGGGCGAGCGAGGCGAGCGTGGATTTGGCGCAACCACGAAACCCGATCATCTCCACGCGCTTGAGGGCGAAGTCCTCAAGTGCCTGACACATTTCGTCGAAGAAGTCGGATAGTTCGAGCGGGAAGTGGTGGGGAAGGTAGGTGAGGCAGAAGCCCTTGAGGGTCTTGGCCGCTGCGCGCCGGATTTCCGGGTCGTCTACGAGACGCTCAAGCTGGAGGGTCTCATTCATACAATATCGTTGATTGTATCAGGAACCTCTTGTAACCTCTAGGTACGGCACGAAAAACGAAGGGGTGTGAACATGCTTAGGGGCGTGGCGACTGCCTTATTTGTTCTCATTGCAACCGCTCTCAACACAAGTGCAACTGCCCAAACCTGTCAGGCATGTCAGTGCAGCGGTGCTAGCGGCACGTATCCGGTTTACACTGAAGCGGAATGTCTCAACGGATGTACTATTTTTGAGGTTGTCTGCGACGGAGTCGTGAAACAAAGTGGCCTAGCTCGCTTGGGAGTGCCAAAGCCTCCGCAAGATTGCACTGTGACCGTTGTACCTGGTGGAGGGACGTTGGTCGGGCCGGCATCAGGATGTCCTACGCCTACGCCTCCGCCACGTGATGGTTGCCATCCCGCGGGCGTGAAAGAAAGTGTTTGTTAGCCAAACGTCGGTCAAGCTAGCGATAGCCCCCTGCTTAACTTGCATTGAGTGCGAGCCACAACCTCGCTACGGCTTCGGTGGGGGTTGAGCCGTCATGATGGTTATTGTAGTAGGCCTCGTGCGCTTCCCAACGCTTATATCCGCCGTTACGAAGCTCAAGTGTGAAGAAATGGTCGCCACACGCCTCTATGAGTTCTTCGAGGGTGGGATAATACGTGCTGTCATCGGCATTACCCTTTACGTGCGCGAGGAGACCACTAAATCCATTCGGTTCTTTCTGCGGAAACCCTGCATCCTTCAACTGCTTCGCTAATTCATAATCCATAAATATTCGCTCGAACGTGCGCCCCGCTAGCCGCAAAGGCGCACACTCGAACGGGCTAGCTGATACGACTATATCTTAGCACACCGTAGAAGCCGTATTCAGTAACCGTTCAGGGAAGCGCATTATCTGCAGGATTATTCGATTTGAATTATGTGGTCTATCCGAGAATGATCTTTGCTCGGATCGGTACCCCACACACCAGTCGTGTTGCCTTGATGCCAAATCCAATCGGACCTAGTGCAACCTGCGAAGTGGCCGCCAGTTTGGTGATTATCGACATGCCACCAGTGATTATCGTTATTAGGACTCCAGCATAGCCTCGTGGTCAAATCGCTCTCTTCACCCCACGTCAAAAGGAGGCTGTCGCCGTCGCTCGCGAGTCTCATACGCCCGTCGTGGGGGTAATAATGCAGGAGATTAATTGCCGTCGGACCATGTGCCCCGGACGCTATTCCGACTGCAATGAGAAGATCATTTTCATGTCCCACTATCAAACCGAAGTTGTCGCGATTTACAACAATGTTTGAACAATCGAATGGCGGCCCTGCGCCGCCATAGACATCATGGAGATCGATCTGGTAAATAACGCGGCCTTTATAAAGCAACGCCCAAGAGTTAGCGTTGCTTGGGTTAGCTGTGTCAAAATCCTTCAGCAAGGAGAAGTCGGGCGACAGTTTGCACGTCGTTTGCCCGGCTTTCGCTATTCCGACATCGGCGAAGATTAGTAGAAGTAAAATCAGATATCGCATGGTGTCCTCTTTTCCGACGACCGCTTCTTTCAGTGTGCTGCCTATTGCAAGTGGGCGCGCCGGTAAAGATGCTAGAAAAGAGCAAAGAGTTCAACCGGAAGGGGTGTTAGCTTCGAGTTTTTTCTCGGGTACCAGCTTCTGTATAGCCGCCCTCGGTAGCAATCCCCCACGCGTCCACGCGGCGATGACAACGGTGCGAACTTCGGCCGGCAACGGCTCGTAGTGAACTTCCCTTGCCAGGACTTCGAGCGGCTTTTTGTACATGCCGGCGGCGGCCTCAGCCTGTAGGATCGCGAGATCCATCATGACGATGTTCTTGGCAGCTTCGTTCACGTCGCGGTTGGCGGGTGGTTTGCCGCCGTCCTCTGGTTTCCAATAAAGAATTTTGAGAAGGCGCTCGCGGATCATGCGGTAGTTCTCTCGCGTGAAGTTCATGCGCTCCTCGATCTTGGTGCGGTCGGCCTCCTGCAATGCCTGGCGCTCGACTTTGAACGCTAGCTTGGTGATGTATTTGCGTGAAAAAGTGCGGTTGAATTGCTTTTCAAGTTGCTCTTGCAGTGCAACGACGCTGATAAGGGGGTCTTTGGCGCGGGCGTCGCGGATTTCGCGGCGGATTTTGTGGTCTAACTCGGGTACAATTCGCATGAGGACTATTGTAACCTAATTTTGGCTAGTTCCTTGAATAAGGCGTCAGGATCGGAATTTAGACTACATTTCTTGAACTCGTCGTCATCTATAGAATGGCCGCGTGCAAAAATGTTGTGTGCGCAGTCGAAAAAGGTCATTTGCCATTTGATCAAATCATTTATGTTTTTGGTTTCCTTATCGTAGAAGTTCTGCAGTGCGGGTTCCGTGTGCGAGCCATTCTGAAATTTCGCCGCTTCGACTAGAAATTCCAATAGAAGCGCAATACCGTAATCTATCTCCTTAGTGGCTGATGGTGGAAGTGCCAACTTTGTAGCTTCCAACTGATGGATAATAGTTCTAATCTGGTCAGCATCTTTATCGGTAAATAAGATGGATCTAATCCGCTCAACATCACTTAGGCCAAGTCTCTCCATACCCTGTCGAGTAAAGAGTCCGAACTGAGCGGACAATCGTAAGTCATCAAAGCTGGAGTAAGCGATGGCTAGTTGATCTACTTGTTTGCTGTATAGATTACTAAAATACATAGCTTGTAGTTGAGCTTTGGAGATTTCTTCCTGATGAGCGAGGAACAGAAGCGCGTAGACCGCAGCGATAGCAGAACCGATAGCGGCTACGGCGCTGGCAATTGCGGCAAATGTGGCGCCCACCTGAGCGTTCCCCGATTATTGTTGAACCGTGAGTTTATATTCGATCTAAAGCTCCTAGGCTATCCTAACGGGAGAGTGCGCAGGCGACCTCCTTCCACTCCCACGTCTCCGCATGCTTAGCTAACTGCAAGTTGGCTTCGATGCTCTGGTGAAGTTCGTTGAGACCGCGCTGGCCCTGTTGGATGCCGGCGCTGACTGCTTCCATTTGCTTGGCGAGCGCGTTGCGACGTTCTTGTAGAATCCTGCGCTTGCCGCGATTTTCCACGGTGTGGTAGTCGACCGCGGTTTCCAGAGTTTTGATTTCCCCTTCCAGCGCCTCGTCATCCGTTTTGAGCTTACCGTAGTCCTCGATGAGTTTGTCGAGCTGGTCGCCGATCCAGTTGGCGTGGCAGGCCGCGCTCCAAGCTTTCTGGCGGCACTCTTGGATAAAAGCTTCGCGGTGTTCCTTTTGCTGTGCGGCCGTAAAGGTAGGCATATCGGGCCAGTGTATCACCAATTCGCTTATAAGTTGCGGTGGATGGGGAAAAGAACTAGAGTGGGTGGGTCGAAGCTTAAATCGGAGGCATCCATGCGTGCGCTGATTTCAGTGATAATCTTTCTGGCGCTATCCTCAACGTTGTGGGCTGGAGGGTTTGAACGCGCTCCGGAGATTTATAACAACAACTTAGGATCGGCGATCGCCTCCCCAGGCGCCGTTGTCGGTGCTCCAAATACTAGTGTTCCGAATTATCAGGCGCCTGCTGCTGCGACGGCCGCTGCGCCGCCGCCGCCGGAAGCGGAAGTGCCTCATGTACGGGTTCGTTGTGAACGCGATGACCGGAATCCTAACTGCTCGATAGATAGAGAGGGGCACGTATATTGCTACCAAGACAGGGATTATCGGTGCGAGGTTGAGCACCACTGAATCTACCTCGGCAGGTTTAGCTCGTCTATATCGTCGAGCAAGCGAACGGCGTCTCTGCATATCCGGCACATCGCCCAGAAGATACCAAGCAAGATCAGGACCGTTGCTGCGGCCATTACGGCGCATACGCACACCTCAGCCGTTTGTATAACGGGGTCCATAATCATCATCGAACATGCGGGAGGTGTGGTGCGCGTTGGGCAGAATGACGACATCGGGATCTTCGGCAATTATGCGCTTTGAGAAGGGAAGAAGCTTTGCGGGATCGTTATCGAGCAGGAATGTATTCGGCTCGTCGTCGTTCATAGGCCGGCTGATTGGATGTCGTCGATTGATCGAGCGACGATGTACTTGCCACCGCTAAGGACCACCTCGGTTTCGAGTTGTGTCTGCTCAGGACTTTGCTTCCCAGACGCGCTCTTTACTTCAATAGCGTAGAACGTGCCTCTATGCAGAAGGCAGATATCTGGCCAACCCCGCCGCGTGTGCTTGGGTAATGCTCGGAAGGCGCCACGCGTTTTGTCGTAGATCGGCGAGTTATTGGTACGCGAGAAAAGATAGCCCTTGAGACTGAGGTAATCGCAGATCGCCGCCTGGATGTCGCTTTCTTTGAGCTTACGTTCCATCCCCCCGACGCAAATGCGTGCGGGGAGAAAAGTTCGGACCCCAACATTTCTGTTGAGGGGATGAAACGCTGTGTCGATTATAACATGGCCCCACCAATGCAAGGGGCTGAGTTGCACTGGTGGGGCGAGTTACTGAAGACGGCTCGCGAGTAGTGAGAATAGATGTGTGCGCTCTTTGAGGAGTCCGTTCACATCACGCATCGCCTCATCGTAGCCGTCTTGCCATTCCCTGCTCTTGTTCGGTCTCGGCTCTTGATGCAGGGCATTCGCGATTGCTTGGCGTTCAAATGTCTTGCCGATGACGACGGCGCGGAAGATGAAGCAGTACAGAGATATGAGGGAGACAGACGAAGAGCCGCGCTCACGGGTGTGATCCTGAGCTTCAACAAGCAGGGATTCAAGTGAGGGAAGAATGTGCACGGCTTTCAATCTCAAATAGAACCGTCAGCATTAAAAGCATAAATCTTGATTTCTGACGGACCTGTAAAGTACTGATATCGCTTAGCATTTGATAAACTACCTGAGTGAGTTCCAGAAATGAAACACAACCGCTTTTACCGCCCAAAACGTCGCTATTTCGTATTTCTTTACCCGTCTCTCAACTGTCGCTTGCAGAAATCAAGATATTTGCCCGGCTATGAACCTCTACGGCTACGCCCGGGTAAGCACGAACGGACAGGCGCTTGATGCCCAGGTGGCTCAGCTTGAAGCGGCCGGCTGTGCGCGGATCTTCCGGGAAAAGGTGAGCGGCGCAAAGACCGACCGAGCTGAACTCAAGAAACTGCTACGCGCGCTTCGCAACGGCGATATTCTGCTCGTGACGCGACTGGACCGGCTTGCGCGATCTACGCGCGACTTTCTCAACATCCTGGCTCTTGTAAACGGCAAAAGCGCCGGCTTTCGCTCACTCGGCGATGGGTGGGCAGACACAACGACGGCCCACGGTCGCCTGATGATGACCGTCTTAGCGGGCGTGGCAGAGTTTGAGCGGGAGCTGATTAAGTCCAGGACGGCGGAAGGGCGTGCGCGGGCTGTCGCTATGGGTGTCCGGCTCGGTAGGCGCCCTAAACTCGATGAGAACCAACGTCGTGCAGCCTGCGAGCGTAAGCGCGGCGGAGAGGATGTCGCGTCTATCGCGCGGGACTTTAAAGTGTCGGATTCAACGATATCGAGATTGCAATGCTGTGCCTAAAAGAGATGCCCCGCGAAAGCAGGGCAGTTGGGGAGAAGCTACTCGGGAAGCTGGTGAACGGCGTCCCGTTTGACGATCTCCCGCTTGAGCTGGCGGGCGAGCATCAGGGAGACGCTTGTCTCGGAGCTGTACGGTCCGTGCCAGTCGTCCTCGGTGTAAGTCTTTTTGAAGAACCATCCTTTGGCGCGGTGTTCGACGGTATAGCCAGCGAGGGCGTAGATGCGTTTTGCGTTTTGAAGCATGCAAACCTCCTTTGGTCTGCACCTCATTGTAGCGCATAAAAAAATGCCTCGATCGTCACCGAGGCAGTTTCACAAGCACCAAGAGAGCGATTTGATATCTATCGTTGGGCATTCCTTGCCATCGGTCGTTTGGGCTGGGGGCCAACGATATTTTAACACGATGCGTTGCGCGGCAAATCGCTGAGAAGATGAGACGGTTGCCGTGGTGCGCTATGTGCTATGGCGCGAATTGTTCACTTCTTGTTGAGTGCGAGCCATAGGCGCGCTACGGCTTCGGTGGGAGTTGAGTAATAGATTACATCTTCGAGAGACTGACCTTCGAGCTGAACACCAGCGCGACCATCCGCGAGAATCCATAGCTTGATGATCGTTCCTTTGCACAATTCTATGAGTTCTTCGAGGGTGGGGATGTAGCAATCAGCAGGCGGATGAATGATGTTCTCGCCCTTGCTGTCTGAATGTAGGATTGTGCCGTGTCTAAAATAATTTCCGTGTTCTTTCTGCGGAAACCCAGCATCCTTTAATCCGTTTGCGAGTTCGTAGTTCATGCGTCCAATAATAGCATGAAAAAGACCGCCACACCTTTTCGGGCATGGCGGCAAATCGCGTTGGAGCACTGCGGAGACTTTAACTCCGTACAGGGCGTTCTCCAAATTCCCCAAACGCAAGCGCACACGCGCCCGTGGTCGTATCTTGCATCCGTCCGGATGGGAGGCGATCAGAGACTAGACCACGCGTAGTAAGCGGCGCAGCTCGTCCTTGGATTTCGGAGGTTCTTGCTCCGCTTCCCGTTCAGTTCCCCCAGCCGGACAAAAGTCCGCAAGGTTAGGCGGGAATTTCAAAAGAGGCGCTTGGTCAGGCTTCGTAGCGATGCCCAGATAGCCGCAAAGCGTGCCGTCGGGCAGACGCAGAGGGATGCAGATCCGTCCGAGCATCGTGCCTTTCGGGGCATACCCTGCGCCGAGTGCTTCACAAACGTCCTGAGACAGCCCCAGAAGGTCTAAAACTTCGTGCTGGTGCTCCAGATAGGCCAGCGGCTGAAGGCTGCTTGTAACGAATCCGGGATTTTTCGACCCGTTTCCGGACTCTTTCGACGAATTTTCGTCCAAAGCGGGTCGAATAGAGGTTTTTCCTCCCACTTTGAAATGCTGTGACAGGGCAAGCGCAGCGTCGTAGTTGTTGCACTCTCTGATGTGGGCGTAGAGAGCGATGCAATCGCCGCCCTTCTTTTCGGCGAAGCAGTAAAAGCCCTTGTCTGGCGTGATGGCGAGGCCGCGGCTGTTGCCTGGATGGGCTGGACAGTCGCAGCGATACTGGCCGCCGCTTTTTTTGGCGGGGAGCTGAAGCAGATTCATCACCTGTTCAAGCGATACTCCGTCTTTGATCGCAGCGAAATCAAGCTTCTGGCGTTCTGGCATGAGAGCCTCCGTGTGAATGTGCCTATCCCCATTTTGACATGCAGTCGGAGGTGCATTTGGTATGCTGTGCATAGGCTATTCGAGTGCGGATATGCGGCGTGGCGGAATAGGTAGACGCACAAATGCCGCTTTGACAACGGTAGAACATGCGGGATAACCCAATGTCGTACGCATTGATTAATCCGCATGCGAGGTGACTATACGAGTCGTTCTTCGGGACGCTCGGCAAATCCTCGCCGCCGCATACTCGCACTCGAAGCGAGAGAAAGAGAGCATGCAATGAGTACCGATACCGAGACGCGCCCCACGCGGCGCGGTCAACAGGCGGAGCGGCGCGAGATCGCATTTTATGTTCGCGCAAAAACGGGTCCTGGTCCTCGTGACTGGTCGCCTGTTGGCGTGGCGTTCGCTCGCCGCAACGGACTTGAGGGCTTCACTGTGAAGCTCAACACGCTGCCGATTGGTGAATGGAACGGCGCCATGGTTCTCGTTCCTCCCTTCCTCAATGAGGACGAACCGATCGAAGAGTAGTCGAGCAAGAAGAGGGACGGCCACCGGTCGCCCCTCCTTTTTTAGTCGGGTAACGCCTGAAAGCGCGACCATCGAGTTGGATAGGCCATATGCCCGCATTTGCAGCGGATGGTGTATCCATCGAGGATGCTTACAGATTGCCGCCAGTGCCTGCCGCAAGAGCTGCAATTCAGCCATACGTTTCTTCGAAAGACGCTCACAGCTCGTCCTCCTCGTCTTCTTCCTCGTCTTCGTCGTCGTCTTCAAATCCCTCCATTCCGTCCTCCATGCCAACGGTTTGATTTTCGTTGATACGGTCGTTGAGTTCCTGAAAGCCCTCGACTTCCATGTCGGGCTCGGGACCATGAGGCAGGTCTTCTTCGTCGATCTCGGGCTGTTTCTCTTCGGGCGGTTCTTCGTAGCTGAATAACCATTCAAACACTCCCATTTGCGCCTCCTCTCACGGGCTGGGTACGCTGCTTTCTGGGTTTGCCTGAAGAAAGAACCGCCTTCATTTCAGCGGCAAGTTCCTCGCCCAATTTTGCGATTTCATCGCTGATCTTGAGCTTCTGTTCTTTCAGGTCCTTGATGCGCCTAAGTTTGTCGTCCACTAGTCTCACCTCCTATCTATGGTTTGTTGAGAAACAGGGCTTCAAAGCCAACGCGTTCGCACGCGCTGGTGAAGATGTAGCCGGGGGCGGCATGTTCCTGATATGCGAGCTGGAAAAGGATGTAGCGCGACCCGCCACGTGTCATTGAGGCGAGGAGTGCTTTGGCATTGTCCAGGCGCGTCCGATTCGTGAAAACGAAAAGCACGAAATAATTGGGCAGGCCATATCGGGCGTGAAAGCTCTTGCTCTCAATGAAATCCAGATAGGCTTCGAATTTGGCATAGATCGAATTGCCGGTGTATTCGACCGGCTTGGTAGGCTTGATCGTCTCGGTACCGTTGTCAGCCTCGATGACGAAGAAGCGAAAGGCTTTCTTGCCGTCCTTCGTAAGCTCGATACCGAAGGGGTGAGTATCAGGTCGGATGTGTCCCTTTGTCGGATGTGGGACGGCGGTGTTGTCCTTGGCAGTTATCGTTTCTCGCGGGAATTTCGGATGCGTCTGCATCTCTTCCCACGAGATGAGCTTGGCACTGGAAGATTGCGCGACGCCGGCAGTGATCGACGCCATGATGTGCGAGACGAGGCCGGTGTGGCCCAGATTATAGACCCTGCGCGGCTGCTGGACGTGTTCGCCGTTGGCATTGAGCCATTCAACGCCGCGGGGGGCGAGCTGGTAGTAGATGTTTTCCCTGAGGTTACGGGTACGGAGTTGCTCAGGAAGGATGCGGATGTATTCGTTGGGCTTGGCTTTGAGAACAGCCATCGACTGGCGCAGCGCCCGAAGATTGCCACCGACGATCGTGTGGAGATCATAGACTGTAAGGGTGTTGTGTTCGGCGAGCGCTTTCAGGATGGCCGGTTGTCTATCGACCATCAACGCAACAACCGGTACGCCCTTCTTGTTTAGAATGGGAGCGTTTGAATATCGGTCGTAGTTCTTCTGGGCATCCATAGCCCCATTTATTTATACAAAGAAATAATAGCTGTCACAGGGCGCGGCTAAGCACCATGGCGCACCATGCGTATATTCTACCATTCGGAGGAAGAATCGGGATCATCCTGTTGTGGAGCAGGGGGGACTTTTACCGTGAGATAAAGATCGCCGTATGTGTTGTCGGCTCTCAAGTAACCGAAGCCGACCAAACGTATCACGCTATTATGCGCGGTCTTGGGAGGAATCGTAACTTCAATTTTTGTGGGCGTGCCTTTCTTCTGGACGACGAGTGGGATTGAGCCGCCATTTTGAGCGATGCGGGGGCTGACTGTGATATCCCATTCGTAGGAGCCTGTGCGGTTGGGAAGCGTAGATGGTGTTGGCTGAGCGGTTGATGGTTTTGCGGGTGGCGGTTCGCTTGATTGAACTAAGTCCGGGTTTTTCTTGGGAGACGCGGGCTGTTCGATTCCGTACAGGGAACGCATTCGATCTCGTAGAGCCGACTGTTGTTTGGCATTCATTTCTGGAAAAGGTAATGAAGCTTTCGGGATGTCGAATATCGAACTCTCTTTCGGTTCGCCGCGAATATGAGCCGCAAACTGACTGCCCGCGGGCGGGACAAGAAGATTGGTTAGACGCTCTTCAGGGATGTAGAGATGTTTACTGAAATAGGCGGTTTCTGATGCATTGACGTTCGCCATTTTGATTGCGCAATTTTCTAGAGCGCCGAGAATTGTTTTATCTTGAATTTGTGAAACACGCTGATGAGCTAAAATCAGCGCAATCCGTTGACTACGGCAACGGTCGATGATTTCTGCCACTGTTTCGTCGATGACGAGGTCCGCTTCATCTATGTAAACATAGACGGGAGGTTTTTCGTGCTGCGGGCGAATGGAGCGTGCCGTGGCAGCCATCCAAATTTGGGCGATGAAATAGCGGCCGAGAAACTTGGCACCGTCGGAATGCACTTTTTCCTCAGAATTATCAATAACGACGATCTTCCCGGAATCCATTGCATCGGAGATACGGAAGCGCGTGGATGGGGCAGAAAACATTTTCTGGATAAGCTCGGATTCAAGGAGGGTCCGGAGTCGCCATTTCAATTCGGTGCGCGTTCCATCGTATGAATGCCATTCCCCTGTTTTAGGAGTAGTGTCGAAAACAGATTTGAGATCAGGAGGTAGCTTGTCGATGTATGGCAAATAGTTAGAGAGACCAGAAACGATTAGATCTTGTATCGTCTGTAGCGATGGATTTGGAAACGCAATGATGCAGGCCCGTATAAGTGCGCGCAGGAGTGATTTTTGCTTGTCCGTCGTTGCGGTGTCGAGCATCGCGCGAAAGATGTATTCGACTTGATTAGTCGCACGTTTGATATCGGTCTTTGGTACATCAAGCGGATTGAATGCAAAGGGCTCGCTCGGATCGATTAGAACCAAACGTTCACCCAGGTCGAGGTCTTTAATTGCTTTAGTGAGTTCGCCTTTTGGATCAATAGTTATGATACATGCATTTCTCTGTAGATCGGCGCAGAGCATATTCAACAGCAGATTGGTCTTTCCAGCCCCTTGTCGCGCTACGATCCACTGTCCTGAGAAGCGAGTTTCGGGGTTCATATGTTAAACGGGCCAGGCCGCCACTTTTCTTCTTCAATGCGACGTTCGGCGTCTTGTATCGCTTGCCTTTCTGCTAACAATCGTTGTCGCTCTGCGTCGCGCTCTCGTTCTCGCTGTACGCGGGCAGCGTCTCTCTCGGCTGCACGTTGTTCGGACACGACGGCCTTTTGTTCTTCGGCTATCCTATTTTGCTCTTCCCGGTATTTAATGTTGGTCAACAGAGCTTGATGCGCGCTGTTTATTTGTTGTTGTTGGCGCATCTTCCAAAGAGCGTGAAACTCTATTGTATGATCCATGTGAAGACCCTCTGCAAGCCAATGACAATTGGGTTCAACGTCGGGGTCATGTTCGTTGGGAATCGCGTCAAGTTGTTTAAAGGTCGGATGATCTCTCGCAGATTTAAAAAGTCCGTAGTGTGGATCAATGTGTGGCGCGAGAGCGCGGTCATAACATTCGTCCGAGCATAGCCAATAAGCGGTACCAATAATGTTCCGGTCGTTGTCGATGGCCGGATACGTCGTGAAATTGTTTCCGAGCGGCCATGGCGGCTTTTTGTTTTGCGTGCCGCACTGAAGGCATCGAGTGGAATCAAGATGCATAGGTTTGTCTCGGACAAAAAAGGGGCCGGAATTTTAACTCCGGCCTCTGCTCCTATGGAGCGTGGAAGCTTCGGTCACTTTTAGGCCGTTCTTTCATGACTTTCGTCCTCAAAGAAAGAGGGCGGCCGGATGTGCACTCCGACCGCCCCTTGGCTCCCCTAAGAAAGCCTGGTGCCGATTAGGGCTGCCACTGACCTTGAGCGTACTTGCGAACCTCCCGACGCCGATACCAAAAGCGAGAACCGCGAATTTCGCTGGGTTTAACCCGAGGCGGAAATTTCCCGTCATTCTCAAGTCTCTTGATGTGCGTCCTGGATATCTTCAGTCCAAAGTCGTTTTCGAGGTCTTCGTAGTAGACCACAGCTTCGTCGTCCATGACTGCCTCCTTTGAGTGAAAGCCGTCCGGACGGCATTGCTGCCGGCTTGCAAAATCTGACTCCGTCACCCTACGGTGTCAACGCAGGGGCTTTCACCATCATGCACCAAGACGAGAAATGTTTTTGCTGCGGTGCAAAAAATTGGCCCGCTAAGCTGCGCGGGCCAAAAGCACCTGTAGGTGGCTCTCGAAGTTGAGAACCGCCATCCGCATCTGTGGCAAATAGTTCCACCGATCGTATATCGCTTCTACTTCTGTTTGCACCGCAGCAGCGTGGTTGATGAGGCGCTCGGCTATGTCAGAAGGCGTACCGATCTGGCCATGCATGCTCCTGTAGGTTCTCCGAAGGTCATGGAGGGTCCAGTTGGGCAGGCCGTCCGTGAGCTGCTTCTTGTATTTGCTCCATCCGGAGAGCGGCCGCTCGGTCGAGACTTCCGAGGGAAAGAGCAGGTCCGTATCATTCCGGCGGGGGATACTCTCCAGAATGCCCGCAACGAGATCCCCATAAGGAAAAGTGTGTTCCCGTGAGTTCTTGGTCAGCCATTCGGGTAGTGTGATCGTACGGTCGCGCTCGTTAATCCAAGGCCGGCGCAGGTTGGCTATTTCACCCCTGCGTTGGCCGGTGGTGGCGAGTAGCTGGCAGACCGTTCCGTGAGGATACCCCTGTTCCTGCAACGCCTGCCAGACGGTCAAAAGTTCCGTTTCGTCCAAGATGCGCTTCCGCCGCTTGGGTTTTGGTAGCTCGACGCCCTCAAGTGGGGAGTGCTTGATGTACCGGCGAGGGGGCTTTAGACACCAGCGAAAGAACGTACGGGCCACCGCGAGGGTGTTCCGTTTCTCGCTGATCGCCAGCTTGTCGGTGATGCGGGTAATCTGGTCGTATTCGATTTCAGAGAGCTTCTTGGAACCGAGAACGGGTTGCAGGTGCTTTTCGATCACTCGCTTGTAGTCGTGCTGCGTCCTGGGCTTCTTGGATTTTATTGATTCCTTGAACAGCTCGTATGCCGCATTGAAAGTTATCCGGTCGCCCTTCACGGGTTCTTCGGTGAGAAGCTTCCTGGCTTCCTTGCGAGCCTCCGCGAGCCCCACTGAAGGGTACTGACCGATATTTGATCGCAACCTCTCGCGACCACGAATGACGAACCACGTCTTGCGATTTTTACCGACGCGCAAACCGAACGCGGGTGTTGTTTCGTCCCAGTAGGTGCCGCAGTCCTTGAGCCGCGACACAACGATATCCGTCATGTGCAACTTGGACAT